GAGCTGGATTTGTCATTGATGGATTTTATGAAGAATGTTTTAAAACCAACAAAGAAATTCCTATGGTAATGATAGTAAGGCTTAAGAAGGTAAAACGTGATAGCTTAAAATAAATTCCAGTTTATAGACAGCAAAACAGCCCGACTGCCAGTATCGTTCACTGGTTGTCAGGCTGTTTTCTTATGCGCGGATTTCCTGTCCGTTGCGAAAGGTGAAGCGGATGTCGTCCTTGGCGTAGACGGTAAGGTGGTCGACCAGTCCGTTGAAGGCGTCGAGGGAGAATTCCGTCAGGCTGTCGGGCGTGTTCTCAAAGGCGTTGAGGAAGTCCTCGTATCCTGCTTTCCGGGATTGGGTCTCCTCAATCTTCTCGCTGAGCTCGTCGATCCGGGCCTTGAGCTTGTCGTACCGGTCGGCAAGATCGTCATAGCGTTTCTGGTAGGCGCTCTGGTCGAGAGCCGTGCGGGCGTTCTCCTCAATGTTCTTCTGAACCGCGTCGGCCACGACCTGCGCCTCGTCCATGAGCCTGTCGCGCTCAGCTTCGAGCTCGTCGGTTTTGAAGATGAGCGGCAGCATCTCTTTGCCGTTTGCGATGACCTCCGCTTTCGTAGCGAGTAGCTTGTTGACCGCCGAGAGGAATGCTGTCTTTACTTCGCTGTCTTCGATGGCTGGAGTCGTGCATTTCTTGCCGCCGTCGTACTTGTGGTTGCAGCGCCAGATGGGTTTCCGGTATTTGCTGTTGGAGTGCCAGACCTTGGAGCCGTAGAAGGAGCCGCACTGCCCGCAGCGGATTTTGCTGGAGAAGACGTGTACGCCGCTGTGGTACATGACGCCGTTGCCGCGCTTCTTCATTTCACGCTGCACCAGGTCGAAGGTCTCCGGCGCGATGATCGCCTCATGGTCGCCTTCCACATAGTACTGCGGGATCTCGCCCTCGTTGACCTTCGTCTTTTTGGTGAGGTAGTCGACCGTATAGGATTTCTGCAGCAGGGCATCGCCCTTGTATTTTTCATTGCTGAGGATGGACTTGACGGTGCTGATGCTCCAGTTGTTCTTGCCGCCGGGTGTCTTGATGCCGTCGCTGGTGAGCTGTTTAGCGATGCCGTTGTAGGTCAGGCCCTGCAGGAAGAGCCGGTAGATTCTTTTTACGGTTTCGGCCTCCTCCGGGTTAACGATGAGTTCACCGTTCGGTCCGCGGTCATAGCCGAGGAACCGGTGGAACGGAACCGTCACCTTGCCGTCTGCGAATCGCTTACGCTGTCCCCAGGTGCAGTTCTCGGAAATGCTACGTGACTCCTCCTGCGCAAGGCTCGACATGATGGTGATGAGCAATTCTCCTTTTCCGTCGAAGGTCCAGATATTTTCCTTCTCGAAGTAGCATTCGACGCCGTTCTCCTTGAGCTTTCGGATTGTTGTCAGGCTGTCTACGGTGTTCCGGGCGAAGCGGCTGACGCTCTTGGTGACGATGAGGTCGATCTTCCCGGCGAGCGCGTCCTCGATCATGCTCTGGAACCCGATACGCTTTTTGATACCTGTTCCGCTGATTCCCTCGTCCGTGTAGACGTTGACGAACTCCCAGTCGTCGCGGCCTTTGATGTAGTTGGTGTAATAATCGATCTGCGCCTCGTAGCTGGTAAACTGGTCGTCATGATCTGTTGAAACGCGGGCGTATCCGGCGACCTTGCGTTTCTTCTTCTCTGTGATAGGAGTGGAGGAAAAGCGCGTCCGAGACGCCGGGATGGTGATTACTTTCTTTTGCTGCTCCAATGTTTCTCACTCCTTATTCTCTTCATGTTTTCGCTGATTTTCTGTCTGCGCTCCGGCGTGAAGCTGTCCCTGATGGCCTCAGTCTGTTTTTCTCGGCGCTCGTCTGTCCACGGGACGCCTTCCTTCGCGTATTCGTAGTCTCGTTCGGCTGTGCTGCCGTCGGTGAAGTGGAAGGTCAGGTGTGTCAGGTTCCGGACGCTGATGTGATCTATCCGTTCGAGGAAGACCTGCTTGTCGAATTCATCAAGTCCGAGGACATCGTTGATGATTTCCTTCAGATGATCCTCGCGCAGGCTTTTGCCAGGATGGTTTTTCTTGTCGGCGCACTTCCAGTAGGCGTTCTGGTGGCCGTCGGCCATGACGCATGTCTGCTTGCGGTAGTTGCAGCCGCATCCTTCGCAGCGGATCTTCGTGGTGAAGCAGGTGATGTCGTCACGCGTGACCGGGTGCCGCCTGCGGTACTGTGATGCGCGCTTCCGATTCTCCTCAGTCCACGATTCCTTCTTTGCATTCCGGTACCAGTGGTGTTCAAGTGTGGTGCCGTCCGTGAATTCGAAGATCATCGTCCCGGTCTCAGGAACCGTAATCTGTTCGACACGCTTAGAGAAGATGTCCTCGTCAAATTCCGGTATGCCAAGCACCTTGGCGCATTCCTCTTTCAGGACGTCCTCGCGGATGGTGCCACTTGAACAGGACGAGCAGTTAGTTTTCTTGTGCGAGGTGCAGGCCCAGAAGGTGTATTTATCTCCGAGCCTGCTCATCTTTGCCCGATTCCTCCGTGTGGAGCGGACGAAACTTCTGCCGCATTGTCCGCATTTGATTTTCGTGGAGAAGCAGTTCAAGGTGAGCGCCTTGTTGCCAAAGCAGCCAAGTTCCCTGCGCCGCGCCATCTCGGCCTGCACGTAGTCGAATGTTTCCTTGCTGATGATGGCCGGATGTGTGTTCTCCACATAGTATTGCGGCAGCTCGCCGCGGTTCTTCCTGACCTTCTTTGTAATCGGATCAGCGATGTATTCCTTCTGGTAGAGCATGTTGCCCGTGTAGGTAACGTTCGTGAGGATCACCTTCAGATTGGAATCCACCCACGGTGCTCCGGCGCGTGTCTTGATGCCTTCGGCGGCAAATTCCTTCTCGGTTTCCTGCCGGGATTTCCCGTCGAGGAAGTTCTGGTAGATGCGGCGCACGATGGCGGCCTCCTCCGGGACGATGGCCATCTCGTCGCCTTCCCAGCGGTACCCGTAGACGTTCATGTGACCGTTTGCGTAAGGCAGTCCGGCCTGCATTCTTTTGCGGATTCCCCACTTCACATTGTTGGATATGCTTTCGGTTTCGGACTGCGCAAATGAGGCGAGCAGGGTGAGCATGACCTCGCCGTCGCCGGACAGGGAGTTGATGTGCTCCTTTTCGAACCGCACCTCGATGCCCAGCTCCTTCAAATGCCGGACGGTTTCCAGCAGGTCGACCGTGTTCCGCGCGAACCGGCTGATGCTCTTGGTGAGGATGATGTCTATCTTCCCGGCTTCGCAGTCGGCGAGCATTCGTTGGAACTCAGGCCGCTTCATCGTGCTTGTCCCGGTGATGCCTTCGTCCGCGTAGACGCCTGCGTACTGCCATTCCGGATTCTTCTGGATCAGCTCCGAGTAGTAGCTGACCTGTGCGGAGAGGGAATGGTGCAGGCGCTCAGTCTCCATCGACACACGCGCGTATGCCGCCACCTTCTTCCGCTGTGGCAGAGCCTTGATTTTAGGCTCAATCTTCGTGATTTTCGGCATTGTATCACTCCTTTCGTCTTGTCTATCTATCACTCTGTTTCAGACACATAGCAAGCGTTAGGGGGATAATAATGTGCCGATTATCGGGCTGTATTTCTGCTTCATTTTGGTGTCTATGACCGCGTATTCATCCTGGGTGATAAGGCCCTGATCCAGCATCCTTTTGAACATTTCCATGCTCGCCTGGTAGAGCTTCTCCCGTTCGAACTGCTCATCACTCATGGCCATCACCGCCTTTAAACCGGTCTGCGATATAGCATGTGTGCGAGCAGTACTTACGGTGCCGGTTTCCATAGGCCGAGAACCGTTTACCGCAGTGGGCGCAGGTGAATGTGTAGACGGCCTTTCGATTGACCTGTTCCGGGTGGGCGTTCCACCAGCTGAGACGGCAGGCGTCTGAGCAGAACCGGACTTCCTTCCGACCGGGAGTCTGTTTTATTGGCTTCCCGCAGTACTGGCAGTAGGAGCCGTCCGGTGTGTTCTCGTCACCCGTGTCGGCAATTTGTCCGGTGAGGTTGTTCCTGCGGCAGAAGGCGGACACCTGATTTTTCGTGAGTCCCAGCGCATTGGCAATCGCAGTGTACCCGTGGCCGTCACCGCGCAGCTTGCGGATCTGCTGTTTCTGTTCTTTATTCATGAGAAAACCTCCAGTCACTTTCCACTGGAGGCTGGAGGCCCGTTTTGACGAAGCGGAAACGAAAAAAGGCCCACCGGCAATCCCGACAAGGGAAAGCCAGTGGGCCTGAGAGGTGGTGTGGTTATTTCACGCGAATCCGCCATCCGACCTGGATGAGGTTCACATTCTTGATGAGCGAACTGTTCAGTTTCTGAATCGCGGATACGGTCGTGCCGTACTTCTTCGCGATGCCGGAGAGCGTGTCTCCGCGCTGAACTGTATAGTAGGTTGCCGTCGACTTCGTAGTGGTTGATCCAAGTTTCTCATTGACCTTGGCCTGCACGGCGCTGTAGTCATATCCGGCGGCGGTCAGGCGGCTCTTGCGGTCCGTCCCGTTGCCCCATTTCCCGGCGATGACCTCGGAGGCAATCTCATCAACAGACTTTTTTGCGGTCGTGGTCGTGCTGGCGGATGCGGTGTTCTTGCCGTAGCCATTGAATCTGCCGTTCTTGATCGTCGCCGGGAAGTCGATGTAGGAGTAGTCCATGTCGACGTTCCCGCTGATGCCACTGACCTTGCCCTTGGATGAATACTGCCAGATTCCGTAAGCGCCGGAGTACGAGCACTTGCCTGCCCACTGTGCCACCCATACGGTGAACCGCTTCTTCACGGCGTCCGATACCACGGAGTTCAGGCTGGAAAGCGAGGTATAGAATCCGGCGTAGTAGCCATGATTCTCCAGTTCCGTGCAGAATGCCGTGATGAGCGACGAGCAGAAATCCTTACCTTTGGAGAGCTGAGACTTCTCCTCAATGTCGAAGTAGACCGGATAGTCGAGCTGCTTGCCGGAGAGCACCTTGGCGCAGGACTGCGCTTCCTGCTTTGCTCCGGCTGCGGATGTGGCGTAGCTGTACCAGTACGCGCCGACGTGGAGATCTGCGGCTTTCGCCTTGCTGTAGTTGCTGTCGAAATACTTGTCCTTGTTTCCGTTTCCGTATCCGGCACGGATGATGACAAAGTCAATGCCGGACGACTTCACCTTGGCGAAGTCGATATTGTTTCCCTGCCAGACGGATACGTCGATTCCCTTGTATGCCATTACTGTTCCTCCTTGTCGTTTCTGTCATGAAGCTGTTCGAGCACATCTTTGAGCTTGCCAGGAATCGGCAGCCCGAGATGCGCCGCGTTCTCGGTGAGGGACAGGCCCTCATTGCTGATATAAAAGAAGATGATCGCCGTTCTCAGCACGCCTTCATGTCCCAGCACATGAATGTCGAGGATGTTGGCAATGCCGACCAGAATGAAGATCAGCACCTTGCGGCAGATTCCCTTGAATCCGACAGCGGACGATAGCTTCTTGTCCGCGATGGCGCAGAGCACGCCGGTGATGTAGTCGCAGACTACGAAGATGATCAGCGCGATCAGCAGCCCGTCGCAGCCGCCTAAGAAGTAGCCGAGCCATCCGCCGACTGCGGCGAAGATGACCTGTATGGTGTTCCAGAATTCTTTCATCAATGATTCCCTCCTTTGATTTTGGGTAAAAATAAAGGCCGCCAGCTTTGTGCTGACAGCCTTGGAAAACTGTGTGTTCTATGAAGTTATGAGGTGTCGGTCTGTTTCGGCAGTGCCTCCCACAATCGGAGGTCTTCCTGCCCGAGCGACCAGATGGCGATGCCGCGTAGTCCCCAGTGGTAGGCAGCCTGATTTGCCCAGTAGACGAGAGAGTCCACGTCCTGATAGTAGAGAATGGAGAATCCGTCCGCGTCGCCGAGAAACAGTCGCGATATCCATATGTCGATATCCTTCGGCGTGACCGTCACCGTGTAGTCGTTCCCGCATTCGAGGTCGAGCTGACCTGAATGGTAGAACTCGTAATCCATCGAAATGGATTCAGACCGAGCCGCGGATTCCTCAATGTCGCTTGTCAGCGTGAACACCTGAAATTCGTCGTCCCAAGTGACGCTGCTCCGGCTGATTCTGCCGTACTGCGTGACGCTGCCGTCCGGGAAGGTGACGTCGAACCGCTCGTAAGGCTCATACGTCCAAGCGTCGCCCATGCGGAGCAGTTCGCAGATAGTCCTCTGGTCTGACTGGTATCCGGCGCTTCCTCCACTGAATCCGCTGACCGTCGATGTAAACCGGAGCGTGTTGGACGCGCCGGAATAGACGCGCACGGTGCTGCCTCTGATCCGCATTTCAATGGTGTAGGTTGTCGGATCAGTGCGGAGACTTGCCGTCGGCGTCTGCTGAATCGACTGCGAGTAGCTGCCGAGCTTGGTGCTGCCGTTCCACAGTTCCACGGCCTGACTGTTGTAGTTCAGGCAGCAGAAAAGGCTGCCGCAGAAAATACCCGCTTTGCCGGTGCTTCCTGACGGAAACGCGAGACTTGCCCGGAGGTGGATGTCCTTGAACCCGTCGTAGTTCCACGCGAACTGACCGCTGCCGTCGAGCTGCGAATACACGCGGCTTTCGGAGTATTCATCCGACCGCCAGACCTTCCACGAGCCGCTGATGATGTTCCAGTAGCCGGTGTCGAGCATGCCGTAGTCTTCGAAATCCTCGTACCAGATGAGAGCGGAGTCCGGCTTCCGGCGCAGAACCTCTGTCGTGAGCTTGAAGCCCTTGTCCGGCTGGCATTCGTTCCCGTCCACGTCGATGAAGTGACGCGGAGACAAGGTGAACGACGCGCTCCCTGCGGACGGTTCCTCGCTGAATGCCGAGCAGACGCGGAATCCGTAGAACTGCACACCCTTGACATCGACTGAAACGGTGATAGTGTGCGTCCCGGCAGATAATGAAATGCCGTCCGCAAGCGAAGCCCAGAAGGTGCTCCTCCAGTATGGCCACCAGAGCCGCGACTCGGTGAAATGCTTCTGCGTGCCGTCAATCGACACATAGATGCCGTTCTTGTCCCAGAAGGGATAGCAGAGCCGGACGGCGATGTCGTATGTTCCGGCGCTTGAAACTGAGAAGCTGTAGGTCGCTTCTCCCGCGTCGCCCATAACAGCGATGCCATTCTCCGAGGAGACGATGCCGGTGTAGCTGTCCGGTGTTCCGTCATGATCCGCGTAGATTGTGCCGAACGAGGTCTTCTGTGTTTTGCTGTAGGCGGTGAGGTAACGCCGCCGGTTGTAGGTGCCGTTCATCAGCGGGTAATCATAGCTGCTTGCGTCCTGACCTTCGGCGAAGTCGTAAACCTGCGGAAAGGCGTACGGCACCTTGTTGTAGTCGTCCCAGTAGGCGAGAATCGGGATGAACGGCTGCGGAGGCTTGTCATCTGTGAAGTTGTATTTGCCCGTCATCCAATTCTTTGCGGCGTAGTAGGTGTTGGACGTTCCACGGTAGGTTTTGCTGAGATTCTCCGGTGTATCGTAGATCTGCCAGTTCCAGCCGTAAGCCGGAAGTCCCATAAATACCTTCTCCGGCGTCATCGCGGTGACCGCGTAGTCGTAGATGCCGTCAAGCCAGTCCTTCGGAGAGACCGGACCGGGAGCAGAGCCTGCCCACGCCATTCCATAACTCATGATCGCCGCCGTATCGCAGTACGAGTTCAGGTCGGCGTATACGCACCAGTTCTCGCCGCCGACCGAGCCGTTCACGGAGTTCATTCCGGGCAGGCAGATGTTGACCTTCTTTGTGCTGTCATACGCTTTGACCGCGTTCCAGATGTTGCGGAACATCACCGTGGACTTTGAGTGCGTGGAGTAATCACCGCCGCGCTCGAGGTCGATGTCGACTCCCGCGCACCACGGATATTTCTCCATGATCCGCACCAGCTCGGTCAGGAACTTGTCCTGCGCTCCATTGGTGTTTTCCCGGAGAGCCGTAAACACGCTCGACGTGCCGTCATTGCGGACGGTGAGGAGCCATGTGATATGCGGATATTTGTTGATGTACGTCAGCATGTCGCTGATGGCCACGCCGGATTCGGTAATCGTCCCGGTCGCGTCGACCTTAAAAGAAAAGAGACCTACTTGCGAGAGGCGGTCTCCGTAATTCTTCAGCGCGGTGTACATCCGGGCGTTTCCCATGAACGTCCAGACCATACATTTTCGGCCTTTGAGAATATCCAGACTCATATCACATCACCATCCTCCACCTCCTGAAACTCCACATACAGCCTCGCCGATTTCTTCTCCTCGACCATCACCGGGTGTTTGCTGTCGCCAGCGGCGGAGTACTGGAAGAAGCCGTCCTTGGATGTCGTAGAACCATTTTTCAGGCATTCCCGACTTGACGCGAGAAGGTCAAGCTCATCACCGGCCTTTGCCGATTCCGTGAACGTCGCCTTGTGCGCTCCCGCACCAAGGGCAAGTGAAACGCTCCCGGCCTTCATGTCCTGATTCGGATAGATTTTCCAGTCGAGTCCGGTTGAGGTCTTTCCAAGATTGAAGATGATGCAGGTCGCGCTGCCGCGGACGATGCCGTTATAGAACCGCTTTCCCGTGACCGTGTATTCATCGCCGGTCGCGTATTTCTTCTGAATTGTCTCGGTGTTGATGACATATCCGGAGAGCATTGCGCCTTCCTGCAGCATAAGGTCGGTGAACCAGACCGTTCCCGTGCAGTCTGTAACGGTCGGTTTGACTGTGACGCTGACAATGCGTTTTTTCTCTTTCTTATCGATTGTTTCCGTAAATCTCGTGAATATCGGCATATCAGTCACCGTCCTGTGTCCACTGGATTTCGCTGACATGTCCCACCCAGCCGGTGGCGATGGAGCCGCCCTGCAGGATCATGTCGGTGATGTATATCGTTCCGGTGCAGTCGGTCACGCAAACGCGAACGCGGATTTTCTTGACGCGCCCGTTTTGCGGCGATACTGCCTGCGCTACATGAGTGAATGAAGCCATCTGCGTACCTCCTTAAATCAGATCGATGAACCGCGTCTCGGTGGTTCCGTCCTCGTATTCGAACGTGACCTCCACGCCGACCTGCCCGTTGTCGCCCATCTTGAGGTCGTCGGACGCGATCTGGCAGGAAAAGGTGTAGCTGTCGCGGTTCGCCGGAGTGACGATCTGCGTCAGGCTTTTCGTCGTATTCAGCGCTCCTTCGCATTTGAAGGAAGCCGTGCCGGATACACCGTTCTCGGAATCGACCTCAAAGCCGGAATTCTCCCAGTAGTTGAGACCAGAATCTGCTCTGGAATTCCTGAGGTGGTTGAACGGCACAAGGTCCTTCATTTCCTGGCTGTCCACGAGGTCAGCGCCGGAGAGCATGTCCGCCGCCGCGTCCCACTGAGAGGAGGAATCGCCAAGTTCCCGGAGTGTGGTGGAAAGTTCCAGAACCGTATTCCACGGCTCGAGGAGATTGTATTCCCGGCGCACGATTCTTGTTTTAACGCTGATGTTCAATTCATCGTCCTTGACCGTCACGATGTCGCCGAGCTTCCATGACTCATGCTCGTAGCCGGTCAGCATGGACAGATCCATCGCGTTCAGCACATAGGAAATGCGCGGCGCGGCGTAATCCGCCAGACGCATTTCCGCATACTCCAGCATCTGATAGGGATTGGTGAAGTTCGAGCAGTCGAGCGTCGACACCCGGATTTCATTGGTATAGGTGGTATCCTCCACATACTCCTTGCCGTCATTGATGGACGCGAAGGTCATGCTGTCCTTGCCGAAGGCGTAAAGCCGGGTGATCAAGCTCTGCGTGTCGATGACGCGCTTGATGGATTTCATGTTCTTCTTGTAGCAAAACAGCACTCCTGAATCCGTGCCGCTGAACGTCAGAAGGCTCACGGTCTTGTTGGCGTTGTCGAATATCAGGTCGCCGCCGTGCAGATCCTGCACCTTACGCAGAATCGCGAGCGCGTTCTTTTCCTGACAGGTCCATGTGCGCTTGGTGCGCTTGTTGACGGTTCCGACCGTCCAGCCGGTGTCCTGCAAGGCGTACGCCATCGGGACGTCAGCGGTATCGGCATTGAAGGTGATCTCAGCTTTCTTGGTCGAGAATCCCAAGTCGTAGAACGCTGCCTCGGCATAGATCGATGTAATCGCCGTGCCTTGTTCGTTCTTCTCGTCCGTAATCGTCCGGATTCGGTATGCATCGTCGCAGACCTTGACCTGCTTCTCGTTCTCCAGATACTTGCGCTTCTCGTCCCGGAAGGGCAAGTTGAATTCCAAGGTGTCGATGCCGTTTATCTCGCCCGTGATGATCACGTCATAGGCGTTCTCCAGAACCGCTTCCTGCTCTCCGTTGAGATTAAGTACGGTAAGTTGTTTTTTCTCAGCCGCCATGATGCAATCACCTCCATCTGCTGCGGGCCTTTATGGTCAGTTTCTTGAATGCCGATTCACCGGGCGTCGAAAGTGCGATGCTTTTTACCGTTGGCGTTACCGATGAATCTGTGGTGGTTAGCGTCAGCCGGAATTTGATGTACTTCGCGGAGTCTGACTGTACGGTATTGTCCGCGCCGAGAGCAGTCCAGTCGCTCCATGTGGAGAAATCGTCCGAGGTGGATGTCTCAACCGTCACGCTTGTCTCTGCAGCCGTATCAGCTGTCAGAGTGACATAGCATTTCCCGGTTATCCCGTATTCCACGGCGGCGGTTGTGAGATAGCCGCTTGTGGCGTAGGCTCCGCTTGAAGCCTTGAGCGTGACAGCATTTTCAATCGTCAGCCCATCCACATCAGCGGTCGAATCCGCCGCGTTGCAGGTGAGTGATTCCTGAAACCATAGAGCAATATCGTCTGCAGTGAGCGATGAATCGCAGCTGAGGAACCAGTCGTCGAAGTTGCCCGCATACCAGTAGGTATCGGCGTGCATTCCCCAGATGAGGTCTGCCGTGCAGGAGCGGTTGATCTCGCCCGTAAAACTGACCGCATCCGATACCCATACCTCACCGGGGCTTCTGCTGCCGAGGACATACTGCGCGGTCTTGTCGTCCGGCTTGATAACCGCCGCAATGAAGTACCACAGACCATTGGTGAGCGTGAAGCTCGGCGTGAAATCCTGATCGAGGATCAGCGTGCCGGACGAGTTGTACAGCATCAGGCGCGGCTTGCCGGAGTGGAGCGACAGGTAGAATATCGGGTTGCCGGTTCCCTGACGGGTGTTGAGCAGCGGGCAGAAGGTGTTTCCGACCGAGTAGGTCGTGGGCATGAACCATCCGCCGACCGCGATGGTCTTTCCGATACTTGAGAACATTGTGCCGTCATTGCTCACCCTGAGATATGTTTTCTCGCTCGTCGGGTTGTTGATGTTCATTCGGAACGATCTGCAGAGATGGCCTGCCTGCAGGGATGCCGTCGTGCCGCTCCATCCGCTGATACTGGCTTTTCTGTCCTTGCCGCTGGAATCTGCAAGGCAGGTATCGGAATCCGGTGCTGACTCATTAAACCGCCACAGTCCGTCCGCTCCCCAGGAATCCGGTACCTGGCCGGTGAACTTGTCCTGCGAATCAAGCGTCTGCACCGTGACTTCTGTGGTGCTGTCTGCTTCAATCGTGATGGCGTTCGCGCCGACCTTGAGTACCGGGAAGTTCAGGCTCTCGATGAACGGCAGGCCGTTGCGCAGCGTATTACCGTCCGTGTCCGTGACTTTCGCCGTCATAAGCGCGGAGTCAATGACGAGCACCTCATTTTCGGAGAGAACGCCATTTATCTGCAGCTGGCTGCCGTTAGTCGTAATGACCGCGTTCTTGCCTTTGGCAAGGTCAGCGACAAGTGAGTAGATCGGCAGGGAGTCGGCGTTGCCGAGAGCACGATTGATTGAGAATGTTCCTGTTTCGGTTATCTCGTAGGTTTCGTCGTTCTCCGCGTAGGCATACGGATCGGGACACAGAAACGTCAGGTCGAAGGTGCAGGAGTTCCGCACAGCCTTCTCAAAGGAGAATCCGCTCTCGAGCCTTGCGCGGTAGACGCGGTTCGGCTCCTTGTCAAGAATCAGATCACACAGCCCGATGTCCGGGTTCAGCCACGCGATAATCTCGTCTTTCCGGGCGAGAAAGTTCTCATCAGACTTGCCCGGCGGGATGAAGCAGGATATTTCAATCTTGCGTTCGCCGATGGTTTCTCCGAAGTCGAACACGCCCTCGCGTCCGGGAACGGTGATCGTGTTGTTCGTAAAATCCGGCATGCGGTTCTCTTTTGTCATCCTCGTTGCCAAGCCGAAGCTCTGGCTTGTTCTGCCGTTGAATTTGAATCCCATTAGATCACCGATCCTTTCGCGCGTCGGCTGCCGACAAGCAGGGTGTTGAGCTGCTGAGAGATTTTCCGAATGTCGTCGTCGCTGCGCACGCTCATGGTTTCGATATTGATAAGCGGGCCGGAGTACCCGGCGCTTTCACCGACTGCTTCTTTTATCATGTTCCGCAGGGAGTTCACGCCGACCACGGCTTCATCGCCAGCTTCGCCTCCGCCGAGGAGCGTGTTGCCGGACTGACCGAAGATGGTTGCGTCCTTCAAAATCATGCCGCCCTCCATTGCCTTCTTGTACCAGGAGACAGAGAAGTGCGGAATGCTCGGCGGGTTCAGGCTGAACTTGCCCGAAACACTGAAGTGCGGCAGCTTGATTTTCGGCAGCTCCCAGTGAAAGTTGAATACGTTCTTGAGCTTGCTGACGATGCCGGAGACGAAGCTCCAGATGCCGTTGAACACACTCGAAAATGTTGATTTAATGCCGTTCAGGATGCCCGACAGCGTGCTCTTGATCGCGTTGAAGGCAGAGGTGATGCCGGACTTCATTGCGTTAACCACGCTCATGACAGCTGACTTGATGCCATTCCAGACCGAGGTTGCCACAGACTTCACGCCATTGAATACGGTCGAGGTGACAGCCTTTATCCCATTCCACGCGGTCGTGACGGCGGCTTTGATGCCGTTGCAGACTGTTGTGATCGCGGTTTTTATCGCGTTCCAAATCGTAGTGACCACAGTCTGAATAGCGGTAAGAACCGTCGTAATGACCGTCTTGTAGATATTGAAGTATGTCGTCACCACAGCCTGAATCGCAGAGAAAATGGTCGTGAAGAATGTTTTGATTCCATTCCAAACCGTCTGGATCACCGTGCTGATCGCGTTCATCACGGTTGTGACAACAGACTGTATTCCGTTCCACGCGCCGAACAGAAAACTGCTGATCCCGTTCACAGTGGAGGTGAATACGCCGGTAATCGCCGTCCAGATCGTCTCGAAGAAATCCTTGATTGCGGTCCAGACGGTGACCGCGACTTCCTTGATGTTGTCCCAGAGGTTGATCCAGAAGTTTCGGAAGCTCTCGCAGTTGTTCCACAGGTATATGAACGCAGCGACCAGCAGTCCTATTGCCGTGATGATGAGCCCGATCGGGTTTGCCGCCATCGTCGCGTTGAGCGCAGTCATTCCGGTTTTTACGACATTGATGGCGGATACGATCTTTGGCGCGAGCGTCATCAAGGCTCCGACGCCGGTCGCCATCTTGCCGACGACAATCAGCACCGGGCCGATAGCGGCCACGATTGCAGTGATGGTTAGGATCATTTTCTGCGTCGCCGGGTCCATGTCCATGATGGCGTTCATCACGCTGATGATTTTCTCCATCAGGCTCTGGAATGCCGGTGCGACAGCCTGTCCGATGGTGACCGTCAGTACGTCGAAGGTGGACTTGAGCTGTTCGATTGTGCCGCCGGTGCCGCTCATCAGAGCGTTTGACATGTTCTCAGCCGAACCGCCGCATTCGTCGAGTGCTGAGCGCAGGGAGGATACTTCCGATGGCGAGGTCTGAATCAAAGTTAGCCACTTCGACATCTGGTTCTTGCCGAAGATATTAGCCGCGGCTTCCAGCTTTTCCTGATCAGTCAGTCCGGAGAACGCCGAGTTCAGATTTGCCAGCACCGTCGGCATGTCTTTGAGCGTGCCGTTCTCGTTGAAGATGGCGTATGTCTGCCCGGTGGAAAGTCCGAGCTGATCCATTGCCGTCGCACCTTCCTTGGCGGGAGAAGCCAGACGCGCGAGTCCTGTTTTCAGAGCGTTCGCACCTTCGGAGCCGCTGATACCGGCGTTGCCGAATACATCCGTAATCGTAGCGAGGTCCTTCACGTCCCATCCGACCGTCTTGCAGATAGGACCAGCGACGGACATCGCTTCGAACAATTCAGATGTGGTGGTATTGGCCTGCGCCTGCGCCTTAGCGAGAACGTCGGCATAGTTGGCAGCTTCACTTGAATCCGCGCCGAACATCTTCATGGCGTTGCCGAGTCCGGAGGTGGTTTCGGAAAGATCGGTTCCGGTACCGGCGGCGAGGTTCATTGCCGGAGTCAGCATGTCGGTTGCTTCCTTGGCGGTGAAGCCCTGACGCGCGAAGTTCAGTGTTGCGTCAGCCGCGTCCTGCATGCCATAGACAGAATTCTTCGCGGACGTCCCGATCTGATCCCACAGACCTTCAAAATCCTCCGCGGAGTTCGCCGTGTCACCCATTGTCTGCTTGACGAGGTTGAACTGCTTATCCACATCGCCATAGGCGGTGACGGCTGCGGTCGCGCCTGCCACAACAGGAGCGGTGAAGCCCATCGTCATCTTGGTTCCGGCGCTCGATAGCGACTCGCCGACGGACTTGACCTTTTCACCGGCTGCCGCGATCTTCTGCGCGGAGACGGAGCCGAAGTTCTCATATTCCTTGGTCAGGCTCTTGAGGTCCTGCTCGGTCTCAACGATTTCACGCTGAAGCGCGTCATACTGAGACTGGCTCATGTCACCGTTGGCAAGTGCGGCGTCTGCCTGTTTCGCCGCTTCCTTGAGTGCTTCAAGTCGCTCCTTGGTGGCGGCTATTTCTGTCTGCAGCCCTTTCTGCTTCTGGGAGAGGAGTTCCGTGTTGCCGGGATCGAGCTTCAGGAGCTTGTTCACGTCCCGCAGGCTTTTCTGCGTATTCGATATCTGCTTGTCGACCGATTTGAGCGATTCGGTCAGCTTGGTGGTGTCGCCGCCGATCTCGACGGTGATGCCCTTGATTCTGTTCGCCATGCGGATTCCTCCTTTCCCGTGCCAGGGTCCCCGACGAGCGCAGCTCGTTGGGGTGGTTTAAAATCTGTCCATCATTTCCTGCGTCGCGATTTCCGGGTAGTCCCAGTCGTCGTTGCTCATTTCGGCGTACATATCGTTGACTGTACCGATGGTCAGTAAATCGAGTTCACTGATATGCAGTCCGATCTGCACGCAGCGCAAAAGAAAAAGCGGGGTTGTCATTTCCCGCTCTGTCGCGTGAGGTTTTTTTTAGCGGATACCTGCTGCTCCGTATTGATTCCCCACAGTTCTATGATCTGCGGGAGCACCTCATAGATAGAGAATGTGTTAAAGCTGTCGAGCCATTCCTCCGGGCTGTCCGGTACTTCTTTATCCGCGTGCTTTGCCATCAGCCACGCGATATTCTCGAACAGCTCCAGACTGAACGTATCCAGACTGGAATTCTCCGCGTCGTTCTCGCTGATGCCTTTCTGCAGCTCATTCAGGTCCCGGTAGATGTCCCGGTGGAACTTATTTCTGTAGAGCCGAGGTATCGCAGCCGATGCTCTGAATGTCACCGGCTGCCCGTCAATTTCTATTGTCTTTGTAACAGCCATCGTTTACTCCTCCTCGGTCGAATAGCTCGTGCTTGCCTTTGCGCCGGATGAGGTGCCGGAGCCTGCCGCGGTGTCGCTCGGCTCGTAGACCTTGTCGTACCAGGCGTTGTAAACGGACTCGGCTGTGTTCGTGCCGGTCTTGACCTTCACAAGCCCTGACGGCAGCGGAGAAACCGTGATAGACAGCGTGTCCGTCTGCACCTCGGTCGAGTCCTCCTTGGTCTGACCGGAAACGGACGGCCTTGTCGCCGAGCAGTAGTACATGCAGTGGCGGATCTTCCTCTGGTCGCCGGAAAACTCGAACAGCAGCGCGAAATGCTCCGGTTCCACATCCTTGTTTTCGGCAATCACGCCGTTGGCGTCCTCGGTTTCGTGCATGACGTCCGTGAGGAAGCTCTCCGGAATAAGCGCCAGCTCGAAGTCGCCGGAATACCCATTATTGTTCGACACCATGTAGTAAACCGTGTCGTCAGCGTAGAACGGCTCGTTGTCGCCCTCCGCGTCAAGGGAAAGACTGACCGCTCCGGGCATCGCCACAGGCGTGCCGAATGTCACGGTGCCGTCCTCGGCGAGCGTCGTAATGGCGTAGTGGCAGTTCTTCAGGCCGAACTTGACCTTGTTCTTCTTGTTAGCCATATTCTTTAACCTCCAATAATCTGTGTCTGATAAAGCACCTCGTACATCTTTTCGTCCTCGATCCAGACCTCCGACTTCTCATAGGGAAGCTCATGCGCGGTCAAGATGTTCTCGATTTTCGATTCGACGTCCGGATCCTTTTTGTCTGTGTAAAGCTCGATGTTCAGCTCGTCGACCTTCTGCCAGACCACGTTGTCCGCGAACATGTTGTCCGTTCCCGGAAACAGAAAGCAGATGAACGGCGGATCAGGCGATTCGCCCTCCGCGAAGTGGTCGTAGGCAGTAGGAAGACCGGCTTCTTCGAGCATGGTTACAATTTCGTCATAGCTCATAGGCGTTATCCTTTCAGCTTGGATTCAATCTCGCGCACCAGCTTCTCGTTACCTGCCTGCTCAGCGGGAGCGATGTGCGGCCTTGCAGCGACACGGCCTCCGCCGCGTTTGGCGTGGCCGTGCTCCAGAAGATGCGCGATCTGGTAGCGGTTCCGGGAATGCACCACAAGGTCGATAGAGTCGGCGCTTTCGCTGACGGTCTTGACCGACCACGATTTCTTGTACTTGCCGGTTCGCACGGGAGCGTTCGCCTGTATGTCCTTGCGGACGGATTTCGCCGTATCCCTGACTGGGTCCTTCATGTCGTCCGCGGCGAGGTCGGCGTATTCCTGCAGGCCTTTCATGACTGCGTCGCGCAGGCCGTCGATTGATACCTTTTCGTTCATGTCGTTTTCTCCAAAGCGCAGTTGAATTTCAGCGTGTTCTTTTTGTAGCCCATCGGATTCACGTAGGTGATGTTGTAGACCTTTCCTTCGGCGAGAATCCGGTACTTTGTTGAAACGACCTCGGCAAGCTCGGAGCACCAGCGGCACGTGAAGTTCAGCGATTCCTCCGGGTTGATGACCTCGCCGGAGGTTTCCGAGCCGTAGGAGTCCGTGCCGACTGTCGCCCAGCACTTGAAATAGTCCGTCCAGCTGGCGGTGTGATTGCCGTACTTGTCTGTGGCTATTTCATTTTTCTGGAACGTGACCGGCACACGCATGTTGGCGATCTTCATCAGAATCCCTCCTTGCGTACGCCGAAGAGCAAGGCTCTGAGCGTCAGGTTCAGCTGGTTGTGGTCGGCGTCTTCGCGGTGCTCGTACAGGTACGCCACGGTGTAGAGGATGGCGATGCGCATGCGGATGAGGATTTTCTCCTCGCTTGCTTCCCATTCCTCGTCGCTGTATCTTGCGATGTCCTGAACAGTTGCGGTCGCTGACGTTATGAGATTCTGGATCAGTTCGTCCTCATCGGAAGAACTGACTCGCAGATAGGTTTTTGCTTCCTCAAGCGTTACTTCCATGAGAATTCCTCCATAAAAATGTGAAGCGGACACCCGCAATGGATGCCCGCCCACAACAATGCAAAATCAATCAGCCTGCCGCCTTGACGGAAAGACCTCTGACGGCCTCCGGCAGGATCAGCTTGCCGTCCACGCGCTCAGACGCGAGGAATCCGATCTGGCCGTTTGCCGCATAGAGCTCGGACAGGCGCTTGAAGCTACGTCCCTGACGGTCGGCGATCCAGTAGTAGCTGAAGTCGCCGAACAGGATCGGCACGTTGCCAGCCGCCAGCTCCGGCGCGTAGATGCTCGTTCTGTACGGACGGTTGAGAATCGTATCCGGCTGACCGGCTGCAACAGACGGCTGCCAGATGTAGTTGCCGTTCCCGTCCTTGATCTTGCGCAGCGCCTTGACAGTTGAATCGTTGAGAATCCACACGGCGCGATTGCGGTACACGCTTCTCAGGGAGTGGAACACGTCCATGATCTCGTCGAAGGTGATGTTCGTGTTGGCGATTTCCGTGGTCGCGCCCTCGGTCGCCTTGACCTTGGTGAAGACGCCCTCCGGCTTCTTCTGGCCGTCGCCCACGAGGAACGCCTCCTCCTCGGCAGCGCCGATTCTGCGGGCAAATTCCGTAGAGATGTAGGACTGCAGGTCGAAGACCGAGTCGTTCATCAGCTCCTCGGATACCTTGATTGCGGTGCCAAGCTTGTACGCGGAAAGCGTGATCTGGTCGAAGGTGTCGTCGGATTCCGGATAGAGTCCGTTCTCCTCCATCCACGAAGCGGTGCCGTGGCTTGCTACAATCGGGATGGTGTGCGTTCCGCTGTCCGTCTGGATGACATGCGCCAGAGAGCGGAAGAAGTTCTCGTCGGTCAGCGCCTGCACCAGCTGATGCTCATACTCATCCGGCACGAGGTAGCCGCCGTTCGCGTCAGTGCCGACCTCCAGAACGTTCCGCACGTCGTACCAGTTGCGCTTGCGGATAGAATCCCAGAAGGCGGTCTTATACTCCTTGGACGCAATTCCCGGCTTGTCGTCCGGCTCATCTTTGGCTCCGGGCTTGCCAGTGAGCGGCGCGGATGTCGGCGCGGAGAGCATCTTGTCGATCTGCTCCTGTCTCTGCAGGCGCTCGATGTCGTGCGTCAGATCAGTGACTTCTTTTTCCATCTTGTCGTAGGTGGCTGCGTCCTCTGCGGACACGTTGCCGCCGTTATCGGAGTGGGTGTCGAGAAAGTTCTTAGCCGCGTCCCACGCCTTTGCTCTGCGGTCCATGAGTTCCATAATCTTGGTCATAATCGTTATCCTCCTTAATGTGAGAGAAGCGACAAACGCTTCTGTAAATCGGTGACAGGCACCGTGTTTTCAATAGACTTCTTGGTATCAGGTTTTCGTTTCGGTATCAGCTTTGAGAGCAGGGAGTCGGTGACGGCTTTTCGCGAGAAAAGCATCTCGATTTCCGTATCATCGTCAGGCTCCTTGTCATCGTCGCCGTTCGGCTCTGTGCCGTCGGTGAAGAGTATCTCGTCGGCGAATCCCAGCTTCTTGGCTTCTTTTGCGTTCATCCAGGTCTCGGCGTCCATGAGCTTGCTGATCTTGTTCCGGGACAGCCCGGACTTGATCTCGTAGGCATTCATGATGCTTTCCTTGACTTCGCTGAGCATGTCAATGGCTTTCTGCATCTCCTCGCTGTCGCCAATCGCGATGGTTGCGGGATTATGCACCATCAGCATGGCAACCGGGCTCATGCAGACCTTCGTTCCTGCCATTGCGATGACAGATGCGGCGCTTGCCGCGAGAGCGTCGATCTTGACGGTCACGTCATACGGATAATCCATCAGCATGTTGTAGATCTGTGCCGCCGCGAAGACGTCGCCACCCGGCGAATTGATCCAGAGCGTGATGTTGCCTTCGCCACTGTTCAGCTCATCTTTGAAGACCTGCGGCGTGATTTCATCGCCGTACCACGTCTCATCGGATATTTCCCCGTCGAGGTAGAGCGTTCGGTCTGAACCGAAGCTGTCCGGCGTTTCGTTTCTGGTCCATCGCCAGAATTTTCTTGTCATAGGGACTTCCTCCTTTCCCGGAGCCGGTTATCTGACTGTTCCGGTTCCTGTGTTTCTTCCGATTGCTCGGATGATTCTTGTTCTTCATCAGGCTGTTCCTCCGTTTCCTGTGTTGATGCTGAGGCCGCGAATATTCCGGCGTCCTCGAGCTTTGTCATGTTGCCGTTAATGAGGTACAGGTCGCCGCCCTTGTCCTCCGGGATGCGGTCGAGGTTTTCAAGCTCGCGGATGTCATTTGCCGACATCCAGCCGTTCTGCCTTGCGGTTGCATAGCCGTTCATGCGGCTCTGGTAATCGCCGCGCAGAAGACCGTCCACGTTGAACTTGAAGAAGTAGTCCTTCTTCTCCTCGGGACGGAGCAGCGCTCTTCGCATCGACTGTTCCCAACGGCTTACCCACGGGTCGAGCGTGTATTTCACGAATTCCAGCGACTGCTGCTCAATGTTCGAATAGCTCGACTTATCGAGGTCACCTATCATGTGCGGCGGGATTCTGAAAATGCGGGCGATCTCGTCGATCTGGAACTTGCGCGTCTCCAAAAACTGCGCCTGCTCCGGGCTGATGCTGATTGGCGTGTATTTCATGCCTTCCTCAAGCACCGCCACCTTGTTGGAATTGGCACTGCCGCCGAAGGCTGAGTTCCATGACTCACGCACGCGCTCCGGATCTTTCACGACGCCGGGATGTTCCAGAATGCCGCCGGGCGTCGCGCCGTTGGCAAAGAACTTAGAGCCGTATTCCTCGGTCGCAATGGCAAGGCCTATGGCGTTCTTCGCCATCGCAATCGGCGAATAGCCCACAAGGCCGTCAAAGCCGAGTCCGGGAATATGCAGCACGTCCATCGGCGAGAGCCTTACGAGACTGCCGTTCATGGTGTGCGCCTCGTCTGTTGAGGTCTGGTATTCGTAATAGAGCTGCCCGTTCTCATCGCGGTCGACCGTCATGCGGTTCGGCATCAGCGGGTACAGCGCCACGACCTCGCCCTTGCCGTTTCGAATGATCTGCGCGTAGGCGTTTCCCCACAGCAGCAGGTGCGTCATGAGCGTCTCCCGGAAGACGAACGATGTCATTTCCGGATTCGGCTCATCGTGCAGCAGCTCGTATAAAGGATGGTCGATGGCTTTCTCTTTTGAGCCGTTGTCCGTGTATCTGTAGAGATGCAGAGGTAATCCTGCGATTGCCTCCGACAGGATTCGCACGCAGGAGTAGACCGCCGTCATCTGCATGGCGGAGCGTTCTGTCACGGCTTTGCCGCTGGTCGTTCCTCCGAAGAAGAAGCGGTAGCTGCTGCCCGCGGTGCTGTCCTTGGGAGCATCGCGTCCCCTGAACCATCTGTTGAATATGCTCATATCAAATCCTCCATACTGTTAAGGGCCTCCCGCAGCAGCAGGAAGCCCATGATTGCTATAAAGATCATTCATTTGTCTTCGTTCAAATAAACAAGATGCCTCTCGAATCGTAGACTGAGGCGGTGTTGTCGTTGCCCATTCGTATTGCCCTGTCGAGCGCCATAATCGTCGCGATCGCGCCGTCAATCTTCTCGGTGGATTTCTCCTTGTCGGCCTTGATGTTGCCTGCCGGGTCGGTTCGGATGAAGATGTTGTCCATCATCCAGCGGAGAACCGGATGGCCTCCATGCGCGATACGTTTCTCCAAGATCAGCTTCATGAGTTCCTTGGTCGGAGGACTCATATCCTTGAAGCCCTGTCCAAAGGGAACGACGGTAAAGCCCATGCCCTCAAGGTTCTGCACCATCTGCACGGCTCCCCAGCGGTCGAAGGCGATTTCGCGGATGTTGAATCGCTCGCCGAGGTTCTCGATGAACTTCTCGATGTAGCCGTAGTGGATCACATTGCCTTCGGTTGTTTCGAGGACTCCTTGTTTCTGCCAGAGGTCGTAGGGGACGTGGTCGCGCCGGACTCTGAGGTCGAGCGTGTCCTCCGGTACCCAGAAGTACGGGAGAACGACATACTTGTCGTCTTCATCCTGCGGCGGGAATACCAGCACGAACGCCGTGATGTCGGTTGTGGATGAGAGGTCGAGTCCGCCGTAGCAGACGCGCCCTTCGAGATCGTCCTCATTCACAGGGAAGGCACAGGCGTCCCATTTGTCCATCGGCATCCACCTGACCGACTGCTTCACCCACTGGTTGAGCCTGAGCTGCCGGAAGGCGTTCTCTTCGCCGGGATTCTGCTTCGCCGACTCGCACGCGGCCTTGACCTTGTCGATGCCGACGGTGATACCGAGGCTCGGATTGGCTTTCTTCCAGACCTTCGGGTCCGTCCAGTCCTCGGATTCGTCCGCGCCGAAGATGACCGGGTAGAAGGTCGGATCGTGTTTCCTGCCGTTCATGATGTCGAGCGCCTTCTGGTGCTGCTCGTAGCAGATGCTGTTAGTGTCATTTCCGGCGGTGGTGATCAGGAAGAACAGCGGCTGCATTCTCGCGTCTCCGGAGCCTTTCGTCATGACGTCAAAGAGTTTCCGGTTCGGCTGCGTATGGAGCTCGTCGAAGATCACGCCATGTGTGTTGAATCCATGCTTGTTCGCGACGTCGGCGGAGAGCACCTGGTAGAAGCTGTGCGTCGGCAGGTATTCGAGCCGTTTCTGCGATTCGAGGATTTTGACGCGCTTGGATAGTGCCGGGCAGAACCGAACCATGTCGACCGCCACGTCAAAGACGATCTTTGCCTGATTCCGATCAGCGGCACAGCCGTACACCTCGGCGCGTTCCTCGTTGTCGCCGCAGGTGAGCAGCAGCGCGATGGCCGCGGCAAGCTCCGACTTGCCTTGCTTCTTCGGGATTTCCACATAGGCGGTGTTGAACTGCCGGTATCCGTTCTCCTTGATCACGCCGAACAGGTCGCGGACGATCTGCTCCTGCCAGTCGATGAGCTCGAAGGGCTTTCCGGCCCAGGTGCCTTTGGTGTGGCAGAGCTGCTCGATGAACAGGCAGGCGTAATCAGCAAGATTCTGGTCATAATGGGAGGTCTTCTCCATAAAGCGCGTGACCTTGTAGTGTTTCAGTTTTCGCATTGCCAATGGAAAATCACTCCCTTCATGGCAAAATAAAAGACCGCCGAAGCGATCCGTGTAATTTCTATCAGTACGAGAGCAAGAGCCCGTCAAGGCTCTGCTTTCGGAATATTCAAATTCAGGTGTTGCTTAGTTGTAGTTTTTCATGAGCACCGCGTAGGCGAGCTGGCTGGCTTCGTCCTCTGGCTCGATGTCCCATCCGCGGTCGTAATTGAGTGTGACCTTTCCGTTGATCCGCAGCTCCATTTTGGAAATGCGTCCGCCGTCGATTCCGTATTCCTCGGAAGGCTCCGGGTAGTGCTTCACCCAGTATTTAACGACCGTGCCTTCGATGAGCAGTGATCCTTTTTCCCACATTGCCTTGTCCTCCGTATGCTTTGGTTTTCCCTTTCGGTGTGTACATATATCACTCTGTTCGGCTTTGATAGCAAGTCATTTCGAGGAATATATGTGACAATCTTTCGGGCTTATCCGGGAGGCCGGATTGTGTAGTTTACAGTTGGAATTCGATGCCGTTCTTGCGCTCCGGTTCCTTGCTGCCGAAGCGGTGGTCGTTGGCTCTGGTGACGGTCTTGAGCCCGGTCATCGTGCAGCCGAGGCTTGTCAGTCCGTAGATGCCGTCCATCAGGCCGGTGCTTTCATCTGTTACCACAATCGCGGTGATTCCTGCCTTGCGGAGCGTGTCAACGAAGTCGCTGAGCTCGTAATCCCAAGGCAAATCGTCGACCTCGAATGCGTCAGCGCCGTTCCGAAGGCTTCTGTCGTACTCGACCAGTGCCTTGTTCTGGCCGCTTGTGTAAGGGTAAGGGAACTCCTTCTTTTCGCGCTCGTCAAAGGCTTTCACGCCGTCCCAGTCGTCGGCTTCCTTCATGGCTTCGCGGTCCTTTTCGCGGATGGCCCGTGCCTCGTTGTAGGCGATTGCCGTGTCTCTCATCTGTTCAAAGCAGGTGTTCTTTTCCATCGTGTGTTCCTCCTGATTTTCGCTTGTTTGCTTGGCTTTCTGTGCCTTTCGGCATGTGTATATATCACTCTGTTCGGCACATATAGCAAGTCAATTCGGCCAGATAAATTGATAAATTTCTGTGTCCTGAATCAGGATTCTCCGGTCTCACCGGTCATAATGAAATGCACATATTCCTTCCTGTGCTCCTCGATGAAGAGGACCAGCTCGTAGTAGTTCCGCTCGAACGCCAGCCGCTGCACGTAGGGCAGGTCGAACATGTTCGCAAGTCCGGTGTCGCGGATCGCGAGGATCTGCTCTTTTATTTTCTCGTCCATGTCAGTCCACCACCTTTCGCACAATGTCCTCGCCGTAGATGACGTTGAGTCCGCTGCCGTTGTCCCAGTGGACCAGCAGGCTTCCGGTGTCGTCGATGCCGTATACCGTACCGCGGGTTCCGGCAGGAGGAGCCTGAATGTCGTCCATCCTGACGAGCTCCACGCGGGTTCCATTCGGGTAGGTTTTTCTGAGCTGTTCGAGCTGCTCCGGTCTGATTATCTTCATGCCTGCACCTCCTCAGTTGTGTCCTCAGTGGTTTCCTTCCTGGGTGCGCCGTTCTTCCAGCTTGAGTTGCCCTCAAGGTTCCGGAGCAGAATCTTGCGCTCCTGCTTGTATTCCGCGCCGATGAATCCGAGGCGGAGCAGGAAGCAGCGGAATGCGTACTTCTCGTTGGTGACCGGTGTCTCGGTTGAGCTTGCTCTTTTCAGTTCCTTGGAGAGCTTGCAGAGCTGGGCGATGAACATCGTGTAGGCTCTGGTCTCATCCGGTGTAGGCAGTTCCGGGAACCATGGGAATGCGATGCGTTCTTCCCTGATTTCGAACCGCAGGTCGTCGATGCCGAGTGCCTTCTTGATCAGGCTGCCTTTGGCTTCGAGGATGTTGGTGAGCGTTCCGACTGCGACCTTGTCGAGCGGAATTTCGACCGTCAGTCCGGCTTCCTCGGCCTCTGGCGCGGTTTCGTCCACCTCTGCGGTTTCTTCCTCGACTTCGGATCCCGCCGTTTCCTGCGGCTCCGGTTCGAATCCTGCGTCTGCGATGGCTTCGAGAACCTTCTCGACTTCCTCGCTGTCCGCCATGTCGTCGAACTCAAGTGCGCCGTCCTTGGTGACGGTGAAGTAGTCGATCTGGTAATTGCAGGTCGGCATCTTCATGTACTCGGCCTTTGCGCCGGTTGTGTCGGCGATGACCTTGACCAGTTCCTTGCGTCTTGCTCCTGTTACGTTGTAGTTGATTCGCATGTGTTTTACCTCCGTTTAATGTGGTTTTCGCTTTGCCTTTCGGCATGTCTATACATCACTCTGAACGGCTGTAATAGCAAGCGAATAAGCGATATTTCTCAGGTAGAAATTCTTCCGATTATGAGCCTCGGAAACTGTGCTTAGTACACAAAGGAATCACTCGCTGTCCGGCAGCTCGACTTCCTTCACAAGGTCGGAATAGAGGAGCTTCCTGCCGTCACGGACGACATACACATTCTCGGAATCCCCGGTGTCCTCGACGTAGCGGCGGAGGATGACAGAAGCGTATTTCGGATCAAGCTCGCACATATAGCACGTACGGTTCAGCTGTTCGCATGCCATAAGTGTCGAACCGGAGCCGCCGAAGGTGTCGATGACGATGGCGTTCTCCTGTGTGGAGTTCTGGATCGGATAGCCGAGCAGATCCAGCGGCTTGCTTGTGGGATGGTCCTTGTTGCGCTTCGGCTTGTCAAAGTTCCATATGGTGGTTTCAGCGCGTCCCGCGTACCACGGATGCTTGCCGTTCTGCAGAAATCCGTATAGCACGGGCTCATGCTGCCACTGGTAATCGGAGCGACCGAGTACAAGGCTGTTCTTCACCCAGATGCAGACGCCTGCGAGATGGAATCCAGCATCGACGAATGCACGCCGGAATGTCAGACCCTCAGTGTCGGCGTGGAAGCAGTATGCCGCGCCGCCTTTCTCGAGGTGATCCGCCATGTTCTTGAATGCCGCAAGCAGGAAGTTGTAGAATTCCTCGCCCTTGAGACTGTCATTCTGAATGGTGAGTCCGTCGGATGCCTTGAAGGATACGCCATACGGCGGGTCCGTCAGCACAAGGTTGGCACGCTTGCCATCCATGAGTGTATCTACATCTTTCGGATTCGTAGCATCACCGCATAGCAGCCTGTGCCTGCCTACAGTCCAGAGGTCGCCGGGCTCCACGAAGGAGGCCTTCTCCAGAGCGGCGGTCAGGTCGAAGTCGTCATCCTCGACATCCTTGTCGGATTCTCCGTTCAGCAGCTTCTCCAGCTCCTTGTCGTCGAAACCGAGCAGGGACAAATCAAACGCGTTCTCCTGCAGATCCGCCAGTTCGACGGACAACATTTCCTCGTCCCATCCGGCGTTGAGCGCCAACTGATTGTCGGCGAGGATGTATGCGCGTTTCTGCGCGTCGGTCAGATCCTCGGCGAAGACGCAGGGAACGGTCTTGTATCCTTCCTCGCGGGCAGCAGCGATTCTGCCGTGACCTACGAGAATGTTGTAGTTGTTATCAATCACAGCAGGAGAAACGAATCCGAACTCACGGAGTGAGCTTCTCAGCTGCGCTATCTGTTCCTTGCTGTGTGTTCTCGCGTTTCTCGCGTATGGCACCAGCTTGTCGATTGGCACCTGTTCAAGTCTTTGTGTGTTCATTTACATTCCCTTTCTGGCTCTCAGAAGTCGCTCCATCACATCGTCCTGCGGATTCGTGCCGCCGTATTCCGCGGAGCAGTTCTCCTTCACGATCTGGAAGATCTCGTCCCACAGGCGGTTCGCCTGATTCATGTAGTTGATTCCGATATTGATGAACGGCGAAGGGATTGGCTTCCCGGTCGTCGGATGCTTGCTCAGGTATCCGAGCTTGGTCGTCATTTCCTCGCACTGAATCCACCTCGCCGAGCACATCGCATAGCGCTCCAAGAGCTGCGGCGATACGGCCTTGGCGACGCCGAGCTTGTCGAGCCATTCCCAGGTCTCGCGGTAAATGTCAGCGGCCTCAAGCGTGGAGCCGTCATGCTGTCGGGCCGAGAGGAATTCGTGCGGTTCCGGCATATCCTCGCCCTCGGTATCCGGGATATCCAAGACCTCGAGCTTGCGTCCGCCCGGATTTCCGTTTTCGTATTTCTCCTTGATGGCGGTTTTCTTCCGGCCAGCGCCGGGACGTCTGCCGCCGCGACCGCCTGTGTTATTCGATTTTGTGGGCATTTCGTCACCGCCTTTCTCGCATGTACGTGCGTAATAGATAAGGAGCCGGGTTATTACCCGTTTGATTTCGCTTTTTTCGCACAGAAGCCCCCGCGCCGTTTTCCGCAGCGCCGCCTCGTAGAGATTTTTACCGCCCCTACCGGTCGCCGCGCTCCTTGTGGATCTTCTCGTGACACGACCTGCACAGGCTCATGAGGTTGCTCTCGTCGTTCGTGCCGCCTTCCGACAGCGGAACGATGTGGTGAACTTCCTCAACCGCAACGTAGCGGCCTTGCTTCAAACACATCTCACACAAAGGATGCTTGTGAACGTAGCGTGTGCGGATGCGCTGCCAAGAGCGTCCGTATCGTTTGCCGGTCGAGTAGCCGCGCGTGAACTTCTCGTAGTGCTTCTCCATCAGTGCCTTGTGCTCCGGGCAGTACTGTTCGCCGTCCTCGCACAGGCTCGGGCAGCCCTGGTAGCGGCAGGGCCGCTTCGGTTTCATTGGCATCGCTTGCCGCCTCCCTTCGGGCATAAGAAAAGCCCTGCGGGCGTGGTGCTCGCAAGGCTTCGTGGTTCTTCTTATGGCTTTCGCTATTGTAAGGATAACACAGGAGGCGTCTGCCATTCTGTGCCAAAGTGTGCCAAACCGTGCCAACTTTTCTAATCCGGCACAACAAAGTTCTGAAGCGCCGATCCGTGGATGCGGTGAACCGTGCGGAGGCTGACGTTCAGCATGCAGGCAATCTCATCCCACGTACTGTTGTCGATGTACCGGTAGCGGAGAACCAGCTGCTCCTCGGGATCTTGGAGGAGATCGATCTGTGCGCCGATCTCGTCACGCAGTGTGATGAGCTGTGCCACCTTCTTCTCGACATCGGCCTGTATTTCGTCGATCTTGTGGAGGCAGGTGACAAAGTGCGCATCCGTTGGCGTATTCGGATTCCGAGGCATACCGTCGTAGCGCATGCCGCTGACGCTGGTGCTCATTTCCTTCCAGTAGTCGATCTCCCGGAGCCGCGCGTGGATCAGCGCATCCAGATGCTTGGCCTGATTCAGATATTGTTTTGGAGTCATGACTTCACCTCCTCGTTGAGTTTCCTTATCAGCATTTCGCCGTCGACCGTGGTCAGCGCTTGATACCACTGGGAGCGGAACAACCGCTCGATCTCGTCCCTGTCAGATTTAGCAGTCGTGTTCCGTGGATTCATGCGCAGGGCCTTGAGCGTCGTCCGGTAGTCGCGGACAGCTTGCAGGATGATGGCGTTAGCCAGCCTCTCGTAGGGTTTGTCCATCACATCACCGCCTTCACGGCAGCAATAAGTGCCGCCTGCGTCTTGTCCTTGCGCTTCAGCGCATCGAGGATCTGCCCGTCGATGGTGTTCGCCGCGATGATGTGCTGGATGACGACGGTCCGGCTTTCCTGTCCCTGACGCCACAGCCTCGCATTCGTCTGCTGGTAAAGCTCAAGGCTCCATGTCAGGCCAAACCAGACAAGAGTGCTCCCGCCAGCCTGAAGGTTGAGCCCATGCCCGGCAGATGCAGGATGGATGACTGCCACGGGGATATTCCCGGCATTCCAGTCCGCAATGTCTGCGGAGGTCTTGATTTCCCGGACGTCGAAGCGTCTGCGGATTCTTTCGAGGTCGTGGCGGAACCAGTAGGCGACGAGGAGCGGCTTGCCGTTTGCGGCTTCGATGATGTCCTCCAATGCATCGAGCTTCCGTTCATGGAACTCGATGACCTTGCCTTCATCGGAATATATCGCACCGTTTGCGAGCTGGGAGAGCTTCCCGGTCAATGTTGCGGCGTTTGCGGCTGTGATTTCGTCGCCGTGGAGGTTCAGCACCAGATCCTGCTTGAGCTCCTCGTAGCGTTTCCGCTCATCCGGAGAGAGCTGCACCTCATACTGCGAAGAGACGAGCTCCGGCATCTTGAGATGGTCGGTGGACTTCATCGAAATCGTGATGTCGCCGATTCTCCGGTAGATGGCGTCCTCGGCGTGTGGCAGAGGCTTGTAGGAGTAGATGATTTCGCCGTTGCGCTTGTCGGGTATGAAGTACTGGCTGCGGTACTGGGTGATGAAGCGTCCGAGGCGTTCTCCCTTGTCCAGCGCCTTGAACTCAGCCCACAGGTCCATGAGACCGTTGCTGCTGGGTGTCCCGGTGAGGCCGATGATCCTTTTGACCTTGGGACGCACCTTCATCAGCGCCCGGAAGCGTTTTGACTTGTGGTTCTTGAAGCTGGAGAGCTCGTCCAAGACCACCATGTCGTAGGTGAAGGGGATGCCGGAGTCGTCGATCAGCCATCCGAGGTTCTCCCGGTTGATGATCGTGATATCCGCATTCTGCATGAGTGCCGCCTTGCGTTCCCGCGCAGTTCCGACAGCGACGGCGTAGGTAAGACCGGAGAGGTGCTCCCATTTCCTGATTTCGGCGGGCCACGTATCGCGGGCCACGCGAAGCGGTGCGACCACGAGAATCCGGTGAACCTCGAAGCTGTCGAACAGGAGGTTGGATATTGCCGTCAGGCTGATCACCGTCTTCCCAAGTCCCATGTCGAGGAGAACCGCCGCAATCGGGTGCGATTCGATGTAGTCGATGGCGTATTTCTGGTAGTCATGTGGTGAGAATCTCATCTATCACACCTCCGATCTGTTCTGGGTTGTCGATGACGTAGACGCGGAATCCGAGTTTCCGCAGGAGCCGGTGCCGTGCATATTGCAGTCTCCTTGGCTTCCTTCCGGGTGCCTTGAGCTCTGCGAAGGCGATGCGTGCGCCGGGCAGCAGGATGATCCGGTCCGGCATTCCGTCAAAGCCGGGTGAGACGAACTTCGGTGCGATGCCGCCGCGGCGTTTCACCTCGCTGGTGAGTTTCTGCTCGATCTGCTTTTCACTTCTCATGGCGTCGCCTCCGGAACCGGGTCGGCCAGGTTGAATGCGGCGTAGGCTGCGGAGAGAAAGTCGGTGATCGGCTTCCCCTTGTAGGTCCAGACGCACTGGCCGTTGTATTTGACGCCGAGGCGCTCCGGGTTGTGGCGGCTGTGTCCGATGAGGATCTGGTCGCCGTGGTAGGTGAGACTCCAGCCGTTTGCCGTCCGGGTCCATTTGCGTCTGGGGAAGCTGCGTTTCCGCTTGGAGCGGTTTCGCATCAGGCGTTCACGGTTCTTGGCGGCGAGGATGTCGCCTTCCATGATTCCGGCGCAGATGCAGCCGACGGATACGTCCTCGAAGTAGTCCGGGTGCGTCATGACGTGAACGTAGCGGACCTTGGTGCAGCCGCACAGCTCGCAGACATGGAGTGGTGCGTCCCGGTCGTCATCGCGTATGTCGTAGATCTCCTTGCATGTCCATCCGGAGAGCGGTGCTCCCCAGCTGCGTAGTGTCTTCTGGCAGCGGGCGAGATAGCTTTTGTCCTTTAGGCCGTCAATGCCTAAGACTTGTCCTGAGTTGTTCATGGTGTTAAAACCTCCGTGTTTTCAACGTTTTTGAGGTTTTGTCCCTTTTGTCGCTTTTGTCCCTCTATCCGTATTTCCATATGGTTTTGTAGAAGAATTGATAATAAATAAATAAGTCTTTTTTGCTTTTTATAGGGGTTCGGACAAAAGGGACAAAACCCTGACAGCCGCATGGATACTGATGTTTTCGTGTCCCTGAACCTGTCCTGAAGGTCAGGACAGGCATAGGACGAAATGACAAAACTCATTTGTGCTCCTTCAGCCACGGATTGACGGCATACTTGGGAAGCGGCGGTCTGCCGGTCCCGGATGCCTTCTGCGGCTTCTGTGCGATGTATCCGTAGTCCTCAAGGAAGTCGAGAACCGGCTGGATGCTCTCCACAGTTTTGAACGTCCGGCACATGCGCATGGCGTCACGCCGGTCGAAGTGGTCGATGTTCCGCTCCTTGAGCTTCTGGAGGATCATGTCGGCGTTCTTGTACATCGCATCCTCGGGAAGAACGGAGTAGGCGGCCTGCGCGTGGTTCAGGAAGTACCTGCCCAGCCGGATCGCATTCTGCATGGTCTCGCCCGATACGGTCAGCCCGCTGTGGACGTCGAGGAAGTCGTGGCTCTGGTAGGTGGCTGCCCGGCAGAGAAGCCCGGCGATGCGCAGCACGTTGCCTACAAGCTTTCCGGCCCAGTCGGCCATCTCCGCATAGTCGGTCGTGAGCCTGGGCTCCAGCCAGTTGGCGAACGCTTCGAGCTCGCGGTCGGCCTCCGGGCTGAGCGTGATGGTCTGCGGCTTCTCCGGGTACTCGTCGTCCAGCAAGTTCACCACCAGCCGCTCATAGGCACGGTAGATACTGTCGGTCACGGCCTCGCTCCGGTAACGTCTGCTTCCCACACTGGAGACGGGCATGCTGTAGAGGAACCTTGCGGTGAGTCCTCGTCCTCGGAAGGTCGTGTTGCTGAGGACCGCGGAGACGACGTTCGGCTGCGCCATCAGGAGGATGGTGAGCGCCGGGTCCATGATGCTTTCACTGTCCCTGCCGATACGGTCGACGCGGATCGTGTCTCCGGAGTAGCCCTTGAGCATGACGTCGATGTTCACGTTCCGCGTGTAGATGCCGGACAGAGTGTCGAAGATGCCGCCCTCACTGGAGATCAGCGAGGCGTGGCCGTGGTTGCTGGCGATGACGGAGACGAGCTTCTCGGTCGTGATGTCATCCACATACAATTGCAGTGGATTCACTTCCTCGAAGTCGGCGACCTCCTGCGCGATGCGCTCGAGCTCCTCCGGATCGGCGTTGCCTTTGGCGACCTTCTCCTCGAGGGCCTTCTGCCTGCGCTCCAGCACGCGCTTCTGCATGCGTCCCGCCTCGACGGCAGCGGCGTTGGTCTTGTTGTATTCGACCTCGTAGTCGTTGACCGGCTGCAGCATCAGATGCAGGACCGACGATTTCCTTTCGGATGGCGGTGCGATGACGATCACATACGTGTTGAGCGGCTCCACCCAGTCGGACTTGCCCTGAATCCGGTACTTCTTCTGAAGGCAGGTGGAAAGCACGGATATTGCGATGCTGCCTGCCATGTCGACGCTGGTCTGTGTGCTCTCAGCGACAGCACGAACGTAGTCGGCTATCGCCTGCGGGAGTGCGTCGACCGGGAAGGGTGCCATCGTGTACCGTGAAAACGGCAGTGGCTCGCTCCATCCGGGAGAGTCGGGATTGTTGTACTCCTGCGGGCTCACGTAGCCGGGCTGGCTTGCAATCTTCGCATAGTATTTCTGTGCGCTTCTCCAGATGTGGTTCAGCTCCTCCGTGGAGAGCGGCGGCTGGCATTTCTCCGCTTCCGTGAAATACGCTTTCTTGGATTCCTCTGAATCGCCATAGCGTTTCATGGAGCGTACTGCCCAGTGGAACATCGTGTTGTTCCGGCTGCCCTCCGGAATCGTGGACTGTTTCTCGTAGCCGCCCGGCATGTCCCTGTCGAACTCGTCGCCGAACAGGAAGTCCGTGAGCGTTTTGCCTCCCGGATGGAACTCGACCTCCGGGCTCCGTGTCCCGTAGAGGAAGCGTGCCGCGTCGAGCGCATTCCCGTCCAAGTAGGGGAATATGTCGTGCAGGAGCTGCTTCAATGCGGCATACGCCTCGTAGTTCGTGATCGGGTCGATCTGGAAAAAGATGTGGAAGCGCGGCCTTGCGGATTTCCCGTCCTTGGGCCTGTTGTTGTGGCGGCTGTAGTGGACGGCGAAGAACACGCCGGGCAGCGCCGCCTCGATATCCGCAGGTGTCTTCCAGTCGGCAGGATTCTCGGAGTGGTCGTTGTCGCAGTCGACCGGCAGGCAGTCCGAGGAGATGAAGTTCTCGTTGCCGCGGTAGTTGTTCCTGTACTTGGCGCACACGTGGTCATGCGAGACGGCTTTCCGGAAGCTCGCATCGTCGGTGACCTGAACCGGGTGCGGGTAGGTGCAGTTGGATTCCTGCTGATAGGCGTCGGACGTATAGATGGTGAACATCAGTCGTACACCTCCTTCAGATCCTCCGTGAAGTAGCGGAGTCGATGGCCTTTCCATCTTGCTCTCCGGATCTCCGCAGCCATGCCGCGTGAAATGTGGCTTCCGAACACCCAGACCTCCGTGCACTTGCTCATCAGCGCATTGCCGAAGAACAAGCCGAGCTCACGCTCAGTCGGATCGGTGTCGTCGAGGAACTGCGGAAACAGCAGATGCGGTGCAATCGGAATGTAGCCCTGTTCGACTGCGAACCGGCAGTAGCGGCGTGCGGCCTCCACGTTGTGTTTGATGTCTCCCGCGTACGGTGAGCAGACGTAGATGATGGGACGGAATGCGCGTAGCGCCTTGCGTTCCTCCATTTCGATGAGGCTTAAGGCCTCGCAGCATGTCGGGTCCGGATAGCCCTCAAAGTTTCTGTAATCCAAACCGGTATCCTCCTTTCAAAAATTCAGGCGGACAAAACAAGAAAGCGGCCCGCCTCACTTTCCACTGGAGGAGACGGACCGCTTTTGACGAAAACCGGTTAATCTTTCTTATAGAAATCGCAGACATACCCGTCCGCGCGAAGCACCAGACCATCCGCCCACGCAGGGACGCGGCCCATCTGCTCGCAGAGCGATTCGAGGGAGACGCGTGGATCGGCTTCGATGACAAGCTCGTCATGGATGTGCATGCAGATAGCGCAGCAGCGGAGCGTCTTCATGCTGTTGCACAGGATGTCCCGGCTGGTGGCCTGCACGATGTTCTCCACGAACTTCGGGCCGTATGATTCGAGGCGCTCCCATTTCTTCGTGCCGCCCACGCCCTCGTAGGTGATGCACTCGCCGCCGAAACGGTTCATGCCGACCTTCGGCTTCACATATGCGAGGTTCCGACCGGATGGCAGGGTGATGAACAGCATGCCCGCCTGCCAGAAGAACATGAGCTTCCCGAGCCGGGTGGTCTTGTGGTTCTTCACAGCTGCCATGACGGCCTTGTCGACGTCCCACCAGAATTTCACGATCTGCTGGTTTGCATCCCGCCACGAGGAGACGATGTCAGGAAGCTCATCCTCGGAAAGTCCCATCTCCAGTGCGCCCATCGCCTTCAGCGCTCCGGTCGAGCCGCCGTAGCCGCATGCCAGTTCCGCGATCTTGCCCTTGGCGCGTAGCTCGCCGTTGATGCCGTGCTTGACGACTGGCTTGTGGAACATGCGGCTTGCGGTGCTGCAGTAGATGTCCTCGCCGTTTGCGAACGCGTCGGATTTCCACTGTTCGCCTGCGTACCATGCGATGACGCGTGCTTCGATGGCGGAGAAGTCCGCCACATAGAACCGGCAGCCGTCACGCGGAATGAAAGCCGTGCGGATCAGCTGACTGAGCGTGTCCGGCACATCCTCGTAGAGGAGCTTCACTGCGTCGTAGTCGCCGGACTTCACCAGAGCCCGCGCAGCATCTAGGTCCGGCAGGTGGTTCTGCGGCAGGTTCTGCAGCTGGATGAGGCGTCCGGCCCAGCGCCCGGTGCGGTTGGCTCCGTAGAACATGAACATGCCGCGAGCCCGGCTGTCATCGCACACGGCACGTTGCATCGTCTGATACTTCTTCACAGATGATTTCGCCAGCTGCTGCCTGAGCTCCAGCACCTCCGCAAGCTCTGGAGGCGCGGTCTTGAGGAGCGCGGCCACGGCCTTCTTGCCGAGGCTGTCGACCTCCATGCCGTTGTCGGAGAGCCACTGCTTCATCTGCTGCACAGAATTCGGGTTTTCCAGATTCGTCAGAGCCTGCATCTTCTCGGTGAGCTCTCTTCTGGAGCGGGTGTCGATGTTGATGGCCTTCTCCACGAGGTCCATGTCGATGCGGACGCCGCGGTCGTTGATCTCCTGGTCGATGCGATATTCGTCCCACACGAAGTCCGGCACCGGGAAATTCCGGAGCTTCCTTTGAATAGACATCTCGACCTCGACGTCGCGCTGGTTGTATTTCTTGAACGTCGCCCATTTGCCGGGATCGTCGGATGGCAGGTTCCGGGTCCTGCCGCCGTTCGCCTTCGTAGGAGCGCAGGGAACGGAAAAATACCGGATGAGTGCCTTGCCCTCATCCATCTTCTGATCGGCGAGGTTAAGTATTGCGCCGACGCCTTTCAGGCTGAGCGGGAGTCCCATTGTCGCAGCCCAGACCATCGAGCAGCGCCAGCCCTCCGGACTCAGGAACCGGGCAGGCTCCGTCGACAGCGGATGATGGTCGTGGAACGGGTTGAGGCTCCGGCCCATGTCCCGCAAGTATCTGGACAGGCAGACACGCTCGAAGTTCGCGTTAAACGCCCACTTGAGAACCGTGTCATCGGTCAGCGCGTCGAGGATGTCATCCGGGATCTTTTCGCCGCAGGCAAGGTCAACGACCTGCACCGGGTCACCGTCCACGCTGTAGCCGAACAGGAGAATCTCAAAGGCAGGCGATTCGGAATACTTGTACACGCCGCATTTGCCAAGATCGACGTCGCTGAACGTCTCGATATCTATGCTGATTGTCTTCACATTTTTCACCTCAATTCACGAATAAGGCGGCAGAGAGTTAGATCCCTGCCGCCCGCTAATACTTGTATGGGTTACGGTTTAGCCGCGATGTGCTTCCAGCTCCTTCATGCGGCGCTCGTGGTACTCCTTGTCGCGCTCCTCCTGACGGAGCTTGATCTCCTTGTCTTCACGGTAGGAGCGGGCGCTCGTGACCGAGATTATAATCAGCAGTGCGATTCCACTCAGACCGAGCAGGTCGTAGATGATGTAGAGAATCATGTTCATAATGGTTTCCATTGGCTTGCCTCCTTAATTCAGGAAATCGTCGTCGCTGTCGGTAGCGAAATCCGCGAAGTCGGATTCTGCGCTGGCCTTGCTGCCGAGCGGCTCGCCGTCACGGATCTTCTGCAGGTTGTTCAGGCCGCAGGCGATGCCGCGGTTCCCGGAGCTATTGAACGCGTAGAACGTGATGCTGGCTCTGCCGTACACGCCGCTGTACACTTCGCTGCGGGAGAGGATCGGATTCAGGTCCGCGTCCACGATGCCCGGAGCTGTCGTCGCATTGGCGTTCACGAAGTAGGAGCCACGGTAGGCCTCGTCGTCCGGACGCTCCGCGTCGCCGTCACGAAGCGGCGTCTTGATCGCGGACAGCGCCGGTACGGACTTGCTGTTGCCCTTGAGCTTGGCTTCGCCCTCCTTGTAGGCGGCCTCGATGGCTGCCTTGATCTTGGCGACCGTCACGGTATCGGACTTCGGGATAATGAGGCTGACCGAGTATTTCGGCGTGCCGCCGTTGATGGACTTCGGCTCCCAGACGTTCGCGTAGGACCAGCGGGTGTTCGGCCCAGTGATAACCTTCATAGGATTCTGCATTGTCTTACTCATAATTTTTGACCTCCATAAAATCATTTTTTGCTGTATTCATCGTCGGACGCTTATCGGAGTCTGGGACGAGTGTTGGTTTGCCCTGTGGCTTTTCGATGTAGGCCGACAGGAGTTCGTTGAAGCGGTTCTTTCCGAGAAGCTTCTGCATGGCAGTGATGCCGAGCAGCTTCCGCTCGTACGGATCGAATCCGGCTTCTGTAACCGTCTGTGCGACGGCGGTTTCATTGGTGTACTTGCGGACGGACCTGCCTTCGACGAGCTTGAAGCCGTGCCACTCCTTGCCGGACAATGCCTGCTGGAGCGCGTACTCCTTGATGTCGGACGCCCAAGAGACCAGCTCGTCCACCTGAGAGAGGATGACCTCTATCTCCGCGTCGGAGAGCTCCGGCGGCAGCTTGAACTCGTGCTGCGCGAGCTTCAGGTTCTCCTCGGCCCGCTTCCGGCAGATGATCTTTGCCTTGCAGAACCGGCACCATGCACCGCATGAGAATTTGCCTTCTCCCTTGTAAGCAAGGTCGGCAGCAGGCTTTAAAACTTCCTCCGCCCATGAAAGCAGGTCAGCCTTCGGGATTTCCCATTCGCTGATGTTCTGACGCCTCGGCTGATAGATTGTGAAAGCGACTGTATCGATGTCGTAGATGTCATCGAACAGCTCCAGAGCGCCGAGCCCGTAGCATTTAAGCTGCGGATTGTCCTCCGCCGACACGGCGATGCCGGTGCCGTACTTCAGATCGATGATCCGGAGCGTGCCGTCCGCGATGATGAGCGCGTCGGATGTGCCGAAGCCCTGTCTCACCCAGCGGGAGTAGTCCACGCGCTGCTCGACCAGAACAACCGGATCGGAGCAGGCCTGCCTTGCGGCTTCAACCTTTTCCAGTACGTAGGCGACATAGCCGTCTGTGGCTTCCTCCATCTCCTCGTTGTAGAAGGCGAGGTCCTCGGTCGGGTCCCGTGCCGGGTAGCCGAGCGCCTTGCGGAGCTTGTACTCGGCGAGCGTGTGAGCGCAGGTGCCTTCCAATGCGTAGTCGCTTCCCTTGTCCTCGAATCCTTCGCTAAGCCTGACCGACGGCGGGCAGTGAATCCACCTGTCGGAGCTTGACGCGGAGAGGACCGCATGCTGTCTTTCAGAATTCATTGAGTCCCTCCACATCGAAGAGCAGGGCCTCGTAGTCCTTCGGATCGACAGCCGACAGCTTGCTCGCACCGTACTTGTGGAGAAGCTCGCGGATCTGCGCCGTGTAGCCTGCGCGGGACCGTTCGGCGAGAACCTTCCTCACATCCTCCAGCTTCAGCTCCTTCTTCGGCTCAGGATCGGCCTGCGCTGCTTCGGGCTGAGGAGCGGACTCCTCGGTTGTGCCGGAGAACTGCTGGTAGAGCCAGTCGGCTGCGCTGTTAATAGCAGCGGCGGCATCGCGCAGTTCCTTGATGGTCTGATCCATCTCTGCCATTTTTGACATTCTCTTTACCTCCTTCCATGAGTTGTCTGTCTGCGACAAGAATCGAGAGGTTCCTTGCCAGCCTTGCGGATACATGGCTTATCGCAATAAGAACGGCGATAGCCTCCGTGTCCGCGGGACTTCTGTTGCGTGTCTTGTTCATCGCTTGCCTCCAATCCGGAGCATCTTGTCTTCGTGCTCCTTACACTTCCCACTGGAGGCGGGCAGACCGTTTTGACGAAGGACAAAGAGAAATTTCAGAAAAAAGCTCCGGCCACCACGATGGGCAGCCGGAGCAGACGAATCAGAACCAGTCCGGGAATTCCCGAGCCAGCTTCTCCTTGGCCTTCTTCAGGCGGGACAGGAATGTCGTGCGCTTGATGCCGATGATGTCGGCGATGGCCTCGTCGGAGAGGCCTTCCTCCCGGAGCTCGCCGATGCGCTTTGCCTCCGGCATGAGCTCCTGCAGACGCGCGAACAGCTGATCCAGCTCCGCCTTCTCTGAAAGCACCTCTTCAATAAGAGGAGCGTCGTCCGGAACGTAGTCGGCGAGCGTTCCCTCGCCATCCGGCAGCGGATCGTCAAGAGAGACGGACGTGCTGTTGTGGAATTCGCAGTCGAGGCAGTTGCCGTCGCACAGCCACCATTTGCTGCGCGGGCAGAAGCACTCACCGCGGTACTGCATTCTCTTGCGAAGAGCGGTGCGCCAGCGGTCGTACTCCCTATACTGGTCCCCTGGGATCTCGTACCACTGCTTGGTGGTCTTGTCGTAGATACGTTTACTCTGGTTGTCGTTGGTTTTCATGTGCGATACCTCCGTTCGCTTCTCCCGAACCGGAGGCCGCACAAAAAGGAGCGTGACAGGCCAGACGGAACGGGAATCAACTCGTTTCATTCGGCCAGCCACGCTCGTAGACTGGTTTCCTATTCACTTGTGACCGCTACAGCCGTTCGAGCCACCTCTGTGCACCGGGGTGAACGACTATGGCAGTGAGCCTTTTAACGCCTTGCTCAGGGCAAATCCGAACCTCTTAACATATGGAGATTGGTGGGCTGTTTTGGAGCCCTTTTCCGATATGTTTCATAGGAAATTCTCAGTTGTCGTTAATCATCAGCTCAAGATCTCCGAACACTTCCGCGTAATAGGAAGGACTGAGATCGTCGAAGCAGGTCGCGTCGTAGCGCTGGAACACGCCATCGACAGCTGCCGCTCCGTAGATGGAGCAGACCTGGTCGGCATCGTTCTCGATATTGATGCGCCACATTTCCCTATCGCTGTGAGTCACTGTCTCACCTCCAATTGTTTGCCTGTCTTTGTCGATTTATGCCTGTTTAACACTTCTGAAATCTGATACTGTTGATTTGTTCATAAAGAACTCGTATAATTAATTCCAGAAGTCTGTCTTTTGTTGTCTTCAGGGCCCTTCCGATCAACTGACCTTATTGTCGGGGATGCGTTAGGTACCAAGGAACAGAAGAAACGGCACGAATCAGGTACCGCAGGTACAGAATCAGGTACCGGACGGGTACCAGGGAGGTGAGCACCATCAGGAGTAATGAGTTTCTCAACAAGCTGTATGGGTATCTGGATAACCAGAGGAATCAGGGGACCTACGTCATACAGTTCTTCAATGCAGCGGGAAGCCGCTACTTCGAGATGCCTCTCTCATACGCAGATAGGACGAATGACGCACTTGAAGCTGAGAGGCGATATGTGAAGGACCGTCCATTGACGGCCGAAATAAAGAACAGCTTTCCGAATCCGATTAACCTGGATGGGCTTGCTGCATTCATTGACAAGAACCTGCCCGCCAACAAGCTCGCAGCCTGCATGGCGGAGTTCGGAATTCCTTCTGGAGCGGAACAGGACAAGGCCAAGTTTGCTCATGCTCTCGCCGCTCAGTTCAGTCTGTTCGTGACAACTCCCGGTGACGACGTTGACAACGCAGTCTGGGAGATGTACCAGACGCTTCTCGCAGGGAAGCCGATATCCGCGGATGACATCAGCGGGCCTCGATATACGGGCGATGACGTTCTGGTTGAATTCGACGGCAAACGCCATGAAGCAGATTGCTATGAGATCATTCACCACGAATGGAAACTGCAGAACCGCGGAACACATGAGTGGCGTGGCCGGAAGCTGGTTTTGGTGAATCAGGCAGAAATACATCCTCGACCCGTACAGACAGTTATTCCGGTACCAGACACTGGGCCGGGCGAATTTACAAAAATAGCCACGGACATAGATGCCCGTGGCTTCGAGGGAAACTTCGAATGCAAGTGGGAAATGCAGGACGCGGATGGCGAGAACTGCTTTCCAAACAAGCGGTGGGATTTCAATATAAGGATTCAGGTGACGTTCCATACGTCGGACGAAGGAGACACACGTGGATAAGAATATAGAAAAATGGTCAACGATGAAGGAAGTGCAGGAATACCTCGGGGTAGGCCGCGAAAGCATCATGCAATGGATCAACAAGCGCAACATGCCTGCATACAAAGTCGGACGACTTTGGAAATTCAAACTGAGTGAAGTCGATGACTGGATTCGCTCCGGAGGTGCTGCCGAAGAAAGCGGCGAAAAGGAAAACAAGGAAAACTGATCGGCGAAGTCCAGACTATTGGACAGCCGGTAATACATAATAAATGAAAAAGCCACTGCGAAAGTGCAGCGGCGCAAAGGAGACAATCAATGGACAATCAGGAGTACAACTCGATAGTCAGTTTTATATGGGGAATCGCAGACGACTGCCTGCGCGACGTCTATGTCCGCGGCAAATACCGCGACGTTATTCTGCCGATGACGGTTATCCGTCGTCTTGACGCAATGCTGGAAGGAACGAAGGAAGCCGTCCTTACCATGAAGAAGCAGCTGGACGCTGCCAAGATCGATAATCAGTGGCCTGCGCTCTGCAACACTGCCGGGCAGGCATTCTGCAATGCCTCGCCATTCCTTTTAAAGGATCTGACGAGCCGCTCTAAGAAGCAGACACTTGAAGCGGACTTCAAAGCATACCTGGACGGTTTCTCTCCGAACGTTCAGGAGATCCTCGACAAGTTCAAGTTCCGCGACCAGATCAAGACGATGGTAGACGCGGACATTCTTGGCGCGGTAATCGACAAGTTCACATCATCGGATATCAACCTCAGCCCGAATCCCGTCTACAAAGATGCCGAAAAAACAATCGTGAAGCTGCCGGGCCTCGACAATCATGGGATGGGAACCATCTTCGAGGAACTGATCCGCCGTTTCAATGAAGAAAACAACGAGGAAGCCGGAGAACACTGGACTCCGCGTGACGTTGTCGAGCTCATGGCTGACCTTGCTTTCTATCCTGTTGAAGATCAGATCAAGGATGCGACATACTCCTGCTATGACGGAGCATGTGGCACAGGCGGAATGCTCACGGTTGCTCAGGCACGACTCCTGACACTCGCGGGCCGTCGCGGAAAGAATGTCTCAATTCACCTGTTTGGACAGGAGGTCCAGCCGGAAACCTATGCCATCTGCAAAGCAGACATGCTGCTCAAAGGCGACGGCGAGGAAGCCGAACACATCTTCTATGGCTCAACACTGTCACTGGACGGAAACCCGTCGCGGCAGTTCGACTTCATGCTTTCAAATCCGCCATATGGAAAGAGCTGGAAAACAGACGCAGACAAGATGGGTGGCAAAAGTGAAATCCTCGACACCCGTTTCAACGCATATCTTCCCGGCGGCGAGGAACTGAAGATGATCCCGCGCACAAGCGACGGCCAGCTTCTTTTTCTGCTCAACAACGTATCCAAGATGAAAACCGACACGGAGCTCGGCAGCAGAATCATCGAAGTACACAACGGCTCATCCCTGTTCACGGGCGACGCAGGCAGCGGCGAAAGCAATGCCCGCCGGTATATGATCGAGCGTGATCTGGTAGAGGCCATCATCGCTCTTCCGGATAACATGTTCTACAACACCGGTATCGGAACGTATATCTGGGTCCTTTCTAATAAGAAGGAAGAACGCCGCAAAGGCAAGATTCAGCTCATCGACGCAACGAATATGAAATCCTCGCTGCGCAAGAACATGGGCAATAAGAACTGCGAATTTACGCCGGAAATCCGTAAGGAAATAGTCCGCATCTTCCTCGACATGGAGGAAAGCGACGTCAGCATGATCTTCGATAACAGCGAGTTCGGCTACTGGAATGTAACCGTCGAGCGTCCGCTGCGCCTGCGCGTGTTCCCGGAAAGAGAAATTCCCGCAGATACATTCAAAAAGCAGTCGGAGCTTGATTCTGTTCGCGAAGCCATCGCCAAGGTTCCTGCAGGAACATCGCTTGACGACTGGGATGCCTTTGCCAAGGCTACAAAGCTGAAGAAAACCCAACTCAAGAAGATCCGCCCGTTCATCACGGAGACTGATCCAGACGCAAAAGAGGTCGAAGGAGAATCCGATCCGAACCTGCGTGACTCAGAAAACATTCCGTTCAACTACGATGGCGGCATCGACGCCTTCATCGAGAAGGAAGTCAAGCCGTATGCGCCGGACGCCTATGTGGATGAAAGCAAGACAAAGATCGGTTACGAAATCAGCTTTACAAAGTACTTCTACAAGCCTGTGCAACTCCGTGACATGAAGGACATCCTTGCCTCGCTTTCCGAACTCGAGAAGGAGTCGGATGGCGTGATGGATGAGATCGTGGAGGGACTGGAGTAATGGTTGGATACACAGATGTTATTAACACAGATGTCGCCTGGCTCCCGCAGATCCCAGCGCATTGGCAATTGCAGAAAATAGACGCTCTCTTTACGGAGCGAAAGACAAAAGTATCGGACAAGGATTACGCGCCGCTATCAGTGACGAAAAAGGGTATTCTTCCTCAGCTTGAGCATGCCGCAAAATCAAACGACAGTGACAATCGCAAACTGGTGAAGGCAGGTGACTTTGTCATCAACAGTCGTTCGGATAGAAAAGGCTCCTGTGGTGTATCCAAACTGGACGGATCAGTTTCGCTTATCAATCTTGTTCTGACGCCGCGAAGCGAGCTGAACAATGACTATGTACATTACCTGCTTCGCAACTACAGATTCTCGGAAGAATACTATAGAAACGGTAGAGGAATTGTTGCTGACCTTTGGACTACTCGCTACAGTGAGATGAGGACTATTCTTCTCCCCGTTCCTCCCCGCGCCGAGCAGGATCAGATTGTGCGGTTTCTTGACTGGAAGGTTTCCGAGATCAATAAGCTGATCGGAATCCGCCGGAAGGAAATACAGGAGCTTAAGGCTCTGAAATCAGCTGTCATCAACTCTGCAATTACACGAGGCATTGATGCAAATGCAGCTATGAAAAAGACAGGTGTTTACTATCTGCCTGAAGTTCCCGCTTCCTGGGAAGTGACAAAGCTAAAGAGAATATGCAAAGTTGGCGCATCGATTAATGATCTGTTAAGGAAGCATTCAGATCAGGACGAGGTGGTTTTCTTGCCTATGGAAAATATTTCAGAAGATGGTGAGATCGATTGCTCAATAAAGCAGCCTATTTCCAAAGTAAAAACCGGTTTCTCATCTTTTGCGAAAAATGATGTTGTAGTGGCAAAGATCACACCATGCTTTGAGAATGGCAAGGGCGCTTGTCTTGATAAACTTGAATCCGATATTGGGTACGGTACGACAGAACTGTTTAACTTAAGAGCCGGGAACGACGTCCTTCCAGAGTATCTGTATTTCATTACAATGACTAAGCTGTTCCGCATTCTCGGAGAAGGTCAAATGACTGGGTCAGCGGGTCAAAAAAGGGTACCCGCGGATTTTATTAGAGATTTCACTATAGGCTTGCCATCCATAGAAGAACAGCAGGAAATTGTCGATTACATTCACTCCGAGAAGGAACGGATTGACAGACTTATAGCAACTAAGCATGAGCAACTAAAGGCTCTGACGGAATTTAAGTTTTCTGTTGTATCGGATGCTGTCACCGGCAAAATCGATGTCCGTAATGTCACTATTCCCGAATATGAGCACGTTGACGACATCTCCGATGATGACAATGAAGACAGCGAAGAGACAGAAGAAACAGAGACCGATGGAGAGGAGGATTGATCATGGCTTTTACGGATAAAACCGAGAAGGGCTTTGAGACGATCATCGTGAACTGGCTCGTAGATCAGAATGGCTACGAGCAGGGGTCGAATGACGACTACAACAGGGAATACGCCGTAGACGAAACCCGCCTCTTCCGGTTCCTGAATGACACGCAGCCGAGGGAAATGGCAAAGCTTGGCGTGAATAACAGTGATCAGAAGAAGCGGCAGTTCCTGAACCGCCTCTCCGGAGAGATCGCCAAGCGCGGCATTATCGATGTACTGCGAAACGGCGTGAAAGCGTACCCGGCTGACCTCATCATGTTCTACTTCACGCCGACGGAAAACAACGAGAAGTCAAAGCAGATGTTTGAAAAGAACATCTTCAGTGTGACGCGGCAGCTTCGCTATTCCATTGACGCTTCAAAGCTCGCACTTGACCTTTGCCTGTTCATCAACGGCCTGCCGGTCATCACGATTGAGCTCAAGAACCATTTCACCGGTCAGTCGACAGCAGATGCCGTTGAGCAGTATAAGGAAGATCGCGATCCGCGGGACACGCTATTCTCGTTCAAACGGTGCATGGTGCATTTCGCGGTAGACGACCAGACCATCATGTTCTGCACGAAGCTCGCCGGGAAGGACAGCTGGTTCCTGCCATTCAACAAGGGCTACAACGATGGCGCAGGCAATCCGCCAAACCCGGACGGCATCATGACAGACTATCTCTGGAAGGACATTCTGACAAAGTGGAAGCTCTCCCGCATCATTGAGAACTACGCTCAGGTCGTCGTTGATGAAGATCCTGACACGAAGAAGAAAACGGTGAAGCAGATCTGGCCACGCTACCATCAGCTGGACTGCGTGGAGAAGCTGCTCGCGGATGTGAAACAGAATGGTGTCGGTAAGCGCTATCTCATCCAGCACAGCGCCGGTTCCGGGAAGTCGAACTCAATCGCGTGGCTTGCCCATCAGCTGATCGGTCTTGAGCAGGATGGCCATCCGATGATCGATTCCGTTATTGTCGTCACCGACCGCCGGATTCTGGACAAGCAGATCCGGGATACCATCAAGCAGTTCATGCAGGTGAAAAACACGGTCGTGTGGGCACAGCATTCCGGAGATTTGAAGAAGGCAATCCAGGACGGCAAGCGGATCATCATAACGACAGTTGAGAAGTTTCCGTACATCTCGCAGGAGATCGGTCAGGAACATATCAATAATCACTTTGCCGTTATCATCGACGAGGCACACTCGGGCCAGAGTGGTCGCAATTCCGCGAATATGAATCTGGCGCTTTCCGGTATGGCTTCCGACAACGAGATGGACAACGAGGACAAGATCAATGCCATCGTCGAGGGCCGGAAGCTTGTAAAGACCGCGAGCTATTTTGCGTTTACCGCGACTCCGAAGAATAAGACCGAGGAGGTTTTCGGAACGCCATATGAAGAGGATGGTGAAATCAAGCACAGGCCATTCCACGTTTACACGATGAAGCAGGCCATTCAGGAAGGCTTCATTCTTGATGTGCTGAAGAACTATACGACGATCGACAGCTGGTACAAGATTGCCAAGAAGGTCGAGGACGATCCAATGTTCGACAAGAAGCGCGCACAGAAGAAGCTGCGCTCCTTTGTCGAGGGAAATCCGGATGTCATCGCCAAGAAGGCTGCCATGATGGTGGATCACTTCCACGAGCAGATCATTGCCAAGAAGAAGCTGAATGGGAAATCCCGCGCAATGGTCGTGACTGCGAGCATCCCTCGCTGCATCGAGACCTACTATTCAATCAACAAGTGCCTTGCAGACAGGCACAGTCCATATAAGGCGATTATTGCTTTTTCCGGCGAGTGCAAATACAACGGACAGGAACCGGCGCTCACATCCGCTGGGCTGAACGGATTCCCGGATGCGAAGATCCCGAAGGAGTTCAAGAAAGATCCGTATCGGCTTCTGGTCGTTGCAGACATGTTCCAGACCGGATTCGATGAGCCGTTGCTGCAGACCATGTACGTGGATAAACCACTCTATGACATTGCGGCAGTTCAGACACTTTCCAGACTGAACCGCGCGGCACCGGGAAAGGATGAAGTCTATGTGCTGGACTTCGCAAACAAGACATCCACAATTCAGGACGCCTTCTCGAAGTTCTACAGGACGACAATTCTGTCAGGAGAAACCGATCCGAATAAGCTCTATGACCTGATCACGCTCATGGAGAGCTATCAGGTGTATGACAACGACGATGTAGAGCACGTAGTTGATTTGTTCCTTGGCGGAGCTGAGCGAGACAGGCTTGATCCGCTGCTCGATCCGTGCGTGGCTATCTATAACGGGCTCGAAACGGACGATCAGATCAAGTTCAAGAGCGCCGCAAAGTCGTTTGTACGCACATATGGTTTTCTCGGTTCTATTCTTCCCTATGGGAATGTTGACTGGGAGAAGCTGTCGATCTTCCTGAACCTGTTGATACCGAAACTTCCGTCGCCTCGCGAGGATGATTTGTCAGAGGGTATTCTGTCTACGGTCGATCTTGACAGCTATCGAAACGAGGCACAGGAGGCTGTGGCCATAAAGCTGGAGGACGAGGACGCCGAGATTGCTCCAGTTCCTGCCGGAAAGGTCGGCCATATCGTTGAGCCGGAACTTGATCCGCTTTCCAAGATCATCATGGACTTCAACGACATGTTCGGAAACATCCAGTGGAATGACGCTGATAACGTTCAACGCCAGATTCTCCAGATTCCGGCGATGGTTTCTCGTGACGAGAAATACCAGAATGCCATGAAGAATTCTGATGAGCAGGAAGCCCGGACAGAAAGCGAGCGCGCCCTGCAGAAGGTCATCTTCTCCATCATGGCGGACAACATGGAGCTCTTTAAGCAGTTTCAGGACAATCCGTCGTTCAAGAAGTGGCTTACAAACATGGTGTTCAACCTGACGTACAACAAGGAAGGAAAGCCGTATGAAGCACCAGACGACTTGGATTCTCCGAAAGTCGTCAGCGGCAATTTCACAGGCTATCGATATCCAACAGAAGCGCCAAGAAGCGGAATGATGGTAGCCGAAGGCAAATCAACGTACGGTGAAAAGAAGGACAGCGATACTAAAAAGTAAACAGACGCAAATAAAGGGAGGCATCAAGCGTGGAGTTATCCAAAACTGTAAAGGACAAGACATTCGATGATTACTTTACAGAGGTGGAACATTCCGAGACGATCAGCGGAATGGTCCGCCCTGGTTCTCTGCGCCTTTTTTGCCTAAACGTCAGAAACGGAAACATCAAATCATCCGATCTTGAAAAATTCACCATGCTCAATATTGGACAGTACGTATTCTCTCGAGCAAAGCAGGAAAACTACCGTAATGCAGGAAATTTCGACCTTGTGACACAGCAGGCCCTGAGAGCCATGAGAAAAAGCGCCAGGGCGCGAGACATTGACGCGGGCGAAACGCTCGGCGAGATCATGGTGTACGCAGTCATGGAAGAAAAGCTGAATGCTCATAAGCTCCTCAGCAAAATCGAACTCAGTACAGATGCTGCGCAGTATGCAAGCGAAGCTGACGGCATTCATTTTCTGTGCAAAGACGGCAAAACGATCCTCTCCAATCAGATGGTATTCGGCGCTTCGAGCGTCACTGGAGACATCAAGGACGCCATTGATATGGCCTTCGAGAAGATCTCCCGAATCGCCAATCATGAGGACGAGGAACTGCTTCTTGTAGAGAAAACAGCACTGGATCGATTCTATGAAGAAGACGACCTGAAGGTTCTGACCAGCTACGTTATCCCGGAGGAACACAAGAACGCTTCCTACGGGACCTCCTTCGGAGTGTTCCTCGGATATTCCCTTGGCCTGATCCCGGACGGCTATGACGATGACCAGTTCCGGGACCGTATGCACAAGAAGATGATTCGCGACATCAACGCGCACGAAGAATACATAGCTAAAAAGATACGCGATGCAAAACTGCAGAATCACTCGTTCTATTTCTTCACGCTGCCTCTTAATCAGGCCAAGGAGGAAAGCAACGTGATCATGCAGCATGTTATGGAAGGAGATGTCGACCTATGACCGCTGAAAAGAGAACACTCGGGTCGGCCATTTTCACCGACATCGACAGCAATCCGTACCTTGGGAAACTGTATGCACGGCTTCTGAAGGGCTATGGCTTAAGCCTGTTCAACTTGAATCAACGCAGCTCGACGGAGCTGTTCAACGCCAAGGAGAAAACCGACATATTACGATTTGCCGACATTCTCTCCAAGTCGAATGATCCAGAGAAGGCAGACGCACACAAAATATGGGCTCAGGAAATAGCCATACTGATGCACGAGCTGTATCCACAGGATTCGCTCGTCAACCTTTACGCCGGAGATGTATTCTCAAGCGTCGGTAACCACAAGGGACTCGAGCTTGTAAACAAAGATTATTCTGAGCCGCATGCATTGGAGGAGTTTTTCGCACAGTTCAGAGGCGATTACCTCACTATTCCCGCGGAACCCAGCCAGCGGTTCTTCGGAGAACAGAAGAACGCCTATGACCACCTGACGGACGACTGCTTTAGCTACTCTGCGCCCACTTCGATGGGGAAATCCTTCATTATGAGGATGTTCATCAAGGACGAGATTATGCACGGTGCTCAGAAGAACTATGCGCTCATCGTCCCTACGAAGGCGCTGATAAACGAAGTCCGGGCAAAAGTCATAGACGATCTCGGCGGAGAAAAGAACACAGAAAAGGTCAACTATCTGAAGCTCCACAACTACAGCGTAGTAACGGCAGCAAGCGACATAGCTCTGGAGGACGAGAACCGGAACTTCATCCTTGTCATGACACCGGAGCGGCTTCTTTACCTTCTGATAGCGAAGCCTCGCTTTGACCTGGATTATCTGTTCATTGATGAGGCTCACAAACTTTCAGGCAAGAACAGCTGAGCACCGTTCTATTATAAAGTGGTCGACAAGCTCGTGCATCGCCAGAAGAAACCGCACTTCATCTTCGCGTCTCCGAACATTCCGAATCCGCAGGTTTATCTGAGATTGATGCTTAATGCAGAGGAAGGCGACGAAGACGCTCTTGCAATTACGTATTCGCCGGTTGTTCAGATCAAATTTCTTGTCGATCTAAAGAAAGGACGAATCGAGGTTTATAACGACCATGCGCCTGAAGATCGGTGCCGAATACTTCTGGCCAATGTGCATGGTAGCGGGATTGAAGTGAATGACTTCCTGCTGGCTATCGAAACACAGAATACGAAGCTTCCCAAGGAAAGGCGTAAGCAGAGCATCGTCTACTACAACGGACGAGACAAGGCTATCAGGGCCGCCCACTCCTTCTATGAGCGGGTAAAACCGAACGGTCCGAGAAATGATCCGCTTCTTGAGGCCCTGTCAAAGGACATACAGGAAGAAGTTCATCAATGGTACTACCTTGCAGAAATGGTGCGTTACGGCATTGCCTACCACATTGGCTATCTTCCGTCATCCATAAGAGCACGGATCGAGGAACTTTTCAAATCCGGGAACATCACGGTAATGTTCTGCACCAGTACGCTGCTGGAGGGCGTCAATCTCCCGGCGGACAATCTGTTCATCATGGAGAACAAGATATTCCTCAGTGAGATGAACACTATCGATTTCCGCAATCTCATAGGCCGTGTGGGACGAATCAGCTTCAACCTCTATGGGAATGTCTACTTTGTAGCGGAACGCAACAGCAAGATAACGACAGACGACTATGTACGGATGCTCGGTCAGGAAATTCCGGAGCAGTCGCTTTCCATTGCTACTGATCCGAATGTGCTCAAAAAGGTCGAGAAACAGTATGTCGCCGATATTCTCAAAAGCGGAAAATCGGAAATACCACGTCGCGTAAACGCTGATGGGAAAGCTATGCAGAGCGAGGAATCCTATGAGATGATGCGCAGATTCGCGACCATTCTTCAGGGAGACATTGTTCATGATCGAGACACGCTGGTGCGCCGTGAATTCAAAGACTTCCTGACGCCAGATGACGAGGAATTCATCCGGGAGACCTTCAAGGATGCCGAAATTAAGCCTGATGACGACATCAATACGTCGGTTGACCAGACAACAAGCCTTATTGCGGCTATCCGGAGAGAGCGAAACCCGCTGCGGTATCCAGATCTTGTTAATGGAAAGTTCGTATATGACGATGTGCTTGCTTTTCTCGATGAACTCGCAGAAGTGTTCAATTGGGAGGAGTACGAGGCCAGCACGCTCGGAAAATCATCACTGCGCAGATGGTACGCCGTGATCCTCTGCCAGTGGATGGACGGCGGCGGGTTGAAGTTCATCATGGACAGGGCTCTTGAATACCATCAGAACCACCCATACCCATTCTGGATCAATAAGTATGGGCCTCCAATAACATACAATTATCTTTCTAACGAGCACCACAATGCTGTATTCGGAGACACGCTTGAGGTTATTGAGAACATCATCCTTTACAGCATATCGAACTATTTCCTTCGGTTCTCCAACGAGTACCGGAAGATCAAGGGAGACGAGGCACTCAACCGGAACAATTGGTATGAGTACGTGGAATTCGGAACCACGAATCCGTTGACAATCCTGCTGCAGCGCAGCGGCTTTTCGAGAGAATCCGCTCGCTACATAAAAGAGCACCGCGAGTATGTCATAAGGGACGGTAGCACGGGCCAACTGAAACTAAGCCCTGCTCTCGCTCGGTGTAATAATACGGATGTTCGTAATGAAGTCATATACATACGGCAGAACTCACCGGAGATTTTTGAAGCCGATAATAATGATGAGGGATAAAGACTATGCAGAAAATTGACAAAACAGACACGCTTAAAACAATCTTGAGCGGTCGCAAGTACACCGTTGATTATTTCCAGCGGGAATACCGGTGGGGACAGAAACAGATTGAGCAGATGCTCGCCGACTTCCAGAGCACATTTGAGGAATTTTATGATCCGGATGATCATGATACACCGGAAGAAGTCATGAACTATGGCTTCTACTATATGGGCTGCATTATCTGTACAGGCGGTTCCGTGAAGAAAATCATAGACGGCCAGCAGCGCCTGACCTCGCTGACTCTTCTCATCATCTATCTGAATAACCTGCAAAAAGAAACCGTCGAGGATGAGGATCTTCTTGTTCCGCTGGATGACATGATCTATTCAAAGGCCTTCAGCAAGAAGAGCTTCAATATCGATGTTGCCGACCGCGGGACATGCATGCAGGCCCTTCTGCAAAAGGATGAAACTTATGTACCAGTGAATGAAAGCGCCCAGAACATGCTCGACCGGTATCAGGACATAGAGGACATCTTCCCTGACGAGCTGAAGGGAGAAGCACTTCCTTACTTTATTAACTGGCTGATAGAGAAAGTTCTCCTTCTGGAGATCGACACTCCGTCTGACGACGAAGCACACACGATTTTCCTGACCATGAACGACCGTGGACTGAGCCTGAATAGCGCCGAGATGATGAAAGCTTACATCATCCAGCAGGTTGCTGAAGCGGATCGCATTGAGGTCAACCGCAAGTGGCAGGACAACATCAATCGCATCAAAAACGCCTCTTCTTATGATACGAGCGGCATGGTGAATACGCAGGATGTGGAATTCATCTCTATATGGCTTCGCGCAAAGTACGCCAACTCCATGCGCGATACCAAGCGCGGTGCAAAAGACGAGGATTACGAGCTTCTCGGCGACAAGTTTCATACCTGGGTGCGCAACAATGCCCGGACGGCGATGGGCCTTGTCAAACCGAAAGACTACAAGGAATTTGTCCTCACCGAGATGACACGCGTTACCGACATCTATCTCCGGATGAAAGACTACGGCAGCAAGCTGACACCGGGATATGAAGAGGTCTTCTATAACTCAAACCGCGATCTGACCTACCAGACCATGCTTGCCATTGCCGCCATTAAAAACGACGACACGGACGACATCATACAGAAGAAAATACAGATGACCGCAAAGTTCGTGGACGACTTTGCCACCATCCGAATCCTGAATTTCAAGAAGGTCAACTGGAACACAAATAAGTATCTGCTGTTTCATGTGATGCAGGATATCCGCAATGAAGACTGCCAGACGATCGGCATGGTTTATGTCCGTACGCTCCGCCGTATGGACGTGACTGTCGAGGGAATCACGAGGTTCAGTCTGAACCAGTTCTCCGGACGTTACATGCTTCACATCCTCGCTCGCTTCACTTCCTATGTGAATGTGCTGATGGGCAATCCGTCGCACTTCGAGGAATATGTTGACCGCAAGCGGCAAGGAACTACATACGATATCGAGCATATCCTTCCGGACAAGTACGAGGACTACAAAGACAGCTTCACCGACTACGAAGATTTCGAGTCTACCCGGAATCAGATCGGAAACCTGATTCTACTCACCCGAGACAAGAACAGAAGCTATCAGGCAATGAAATATTCCGAGAAAGTTCAGAAATACGCGGGAGACAACATCCTTGCTCAGGCGCTGAACGACACAGCCTACACGAACAATCCGAAATTCCTCACGGTCGTAAACGAATACGGCTTTCATGCGATTCCTGACTTCAGTAAGCAAAGCATTGCAGACCGAGCCGAGATCTACCTGAGAATGGCAAGTGACATCTGGAATCCGGACGCCATTAAGGAAATCGCTGGCGGATGGGCTGATGACGAGGAGAAAGACTTCTTCAAGAACGAGAAGGGCCGTGAATTTACAGTCGGCTATGCAGAAAGAAGCTGGCCGGACGCACTGAAATACGGATTCCTGTCCGCGAACCTTGGCGGCAGCGGGAAATCTATTTATAACGTTCAAGTCGGAGACACGGTTTATTGCCATATCGCAGGATACGGCTTTGTAGGCATTGGAGAATGCACATCAACAGCTGTACCGATGAAGAACTTCAAAGTGATGGTCGACGGCACTTCAACTCCTGTAGCAGACGCGCCGTGGGAATCCGAGGAATCCAAAGAGAAACTTGATCCCAACAAGGAAGTGTTCATCGGAGTTGCATGGAAGAAATATGTGACGGATATCAATGACGGCTATTGGGAGAAAGGAATGACGACAGTCCCGCTTGTAGCCTATATGCTCAATGACAAGACGACGCATCAGAAGGTCAGAGACCATTTCGGATATACTGATAGCGCTGATTAAACCTTTCAACGATAGCCATACTTTTTAACGATTGCAGATTGGGGGTGTCGCTTTTGACAACAGCAGCCGCAGCAGCATATACATTCAGGGCCACAGACGCGCTCCCGTTCTATGCTCTGAAACGCAGAAAAGCCCAGAAACAGCGCGGTTTCCGGGCTAAAAGCACATACGGGCATTGTATCAAAGATGAGGTCTTAATAGACCCGGCAGCTGGTTCAGGCAACTTCCTTACAGAGACTTATATTTGCTTAAGACAACTTGAGTTTGCGATTATCAGCGAACTCAAGCGTGGTAAGAATATCGGCATGTTCGATAGCGCCTTA